CTAGCAACCCGCACGGATCCACAAGGACACAAGTCTTTCGGCGTTCGCATGTCGCGCAAGATTATGTGCGGCGACTGCGGACGAGCGTTCGGCCACAAGACCTGGCACTCGGGCACCCCGAACCGGGTCGACGTGTGGGAGTGTCCCACGAACTACGTCAAGCGCGGCACCTGCGCCACCAGCCACCTCTACCAGGAAGTGCTGCTGGTGAAAATGGCTGAAGCGTTGCAGGTGCTCGCTGGGCGCAACCGCGCGGCGGTCGACCAGGCCGTGCACAAGCTTGCGTACAACCGGTGTGCGACGACGCCCATCGACGCTCCACACGGCGATCGACAAGCTCCTGACCGAATCGCCGACGCAGCTTGCGCTCCACATCCCGGATTTCCTTGCCGTTCTGGAGGGTGGGTGCATGCTCACCGATGGCAGGCTCGGTTTCGTGTTCATCACCGGCGAAGCCGTCACCCTCGACCTGCCGCAACGCTGGAGCCCCGTGATGCGCCCAGGCGAACTCGCAACTACGAGCGCTACCGACCGGTTGGCGGAGGCATCCTCGACCTCGGATGTGCGTACCTGTGCTCTGACGCAGATGGCCTTACTCGAAAGCATCATCCGCGCATAATGCCGGGCCACCAAAAACCACCCAGTTCATACTCATTCCACTTGATTCGGATGAAATCATATGAAATACTATCCTCGTTCAGGACGAGGAGGACTGGGATGGAACAGGAACCTGACCGTTGGATTGGAATCGATGAGGCGTCGGCATATCTGGGCGTAACCAAAGACAGCATCCATAACTGGATTCGAAGTAGGGAGCTCGACATCCCTGCACACAAAATTGGCAAGCTCTGGAAATTCAAGAAATCTGAGCTAGACAGTTGGGTCAAGAGCGGAAAGAGCGCATTATGAGTATTGCAATTGAACGGGAGACCCATAAAAAGGTAATTGTTCCCCCGATAAAGATCCAAGGAATAAAAACCAAGCTTGTTCCATTTATTATAGAGACAGTTACGTGGAATCAGGAGGGGCGCTGGATTGAGCCGTTCCTCGGCTCCGGGGTTGTCGCTTTTAATATTGCACCCCAGCGAGCGTTGCTGACTGACAAGAATCAGCACATCATCAGGCTATATCAGGACATTCAGTCTGACCGTATCAACAGCAGAGTTGTCAGGCAGTTCTTAGAGTTCCACGGTGCCCAGCTTTCTAAGGAAGGCAAAGAATACTATTTGGAGATGCGCCAGAAGTTCAACGAGAACGCAGACCCACTGTATTTTCTCTTCCTGAATCGATCAGACTTTAACGGCATGATTCGCTTCAATAAATCAGGTGGCTTCAACGTCCCATTTTGCCAGAAGCCCGATCGCTTCTCTAAGGCGTACACCACAAAGATCTGCAACCAGATTGAAGCGGTTGCTTCCGTGATGCGGGATAAAGATTGGGAGTTCAAGGCCGCACCCTGGCAGGAAACAATTATCCGAGCCCAGCGGGGTGATTACATCTACATTGATCCGCCGTATATCGGCCGAGACACTTCATATGTGGGTGAATGGCCCGAATCTGAAGCGATCGAGCTAGCACGCCTTGCTCACGAAACCCCTGCAGATGTTTGTCTTTCGATGTGGAAAGAGAACAAATTCCGCAGGAATGAGCACCTATTTGATTACTGGAGCGATTTCGTGTGGCACGAACGGGATCACTTCTACCACTTTGGCGCAAAGGAGAGCAACAGGCACGCTATGACTGAAGTCCTGGCTACAAATCCCTAGGCGACAAGTCACTCTGATCGAACGAGAAGCTCTCTACGCGCTTCAGTACATCGACTAGGTCGAACGGCCGCAAAAGGCTGAGTCCTTCACTCTGCTTTGGGAGCCATTCCAGAAATTCTGGTAGAGACGTGTACGCTTTGTTTGCTGACCTGTACTTGGGATAATTTGCCCAGTACAGGTCGTACACATCCTCGCCAAGGGTAGCGAAAGGGCTGTTCCCTTCTACAAAATCTTCAAAGTTGCGCGTTCTGATCGAGCCGATGTTTTCGGTATTGCCAGACCCTGGCTTATCGCCAGAGATTCGGTACTTCTCTTGCATAAAGTATTTGACGTTGGTGTAGGGAGTTTCAATGCTGGCTCGGTCGGCAAAGTCAAATACTTTACTTTCCTGCGCAAAGCCGTTGCGGTTGTAGACAAAGCCGATCACGTAGTGCTTAGCGTAGTCCGTGTACTTGTATTCAATATTCTTAGTGTTATTGCGCATGTACGACGCGAAGGCCCCGAGTGTGAATTTGATTTGCGACCGCTCGGAGGCCACATACGTCGTCTTGATGTCCACGGCGATTTTCTCGGTTGAATCTGGGTCGTCCATAAGGACAAAATCCGGGTAGACCGTCTGAGATGCCGGTGTGATGATACTCAGATTATGTTCCGCTGCAATTTCCTCCAGAACAGGTTGAGCTAGAATCTCAAAAACTCTCCCGATGATTTTGGAATCCGTTCCGAGCGAATGGACTTTGTCGTCAGTTCCCAGAATTCCGTAGACATTAAGGTCGACGGTCTCCATTTTCTTGTAAAAATCCTTAATAAGGTTGGGTGCAGTCATTACTTTACTTTTCCTCGTTCCGAGATGTGCATTTAAGTGCGGTTTCAAACAGATCCTCGACTCGGCATTCAAGTGTGGTCGCGATTTTCATGAGGACTGTCATGCTTACGGGTTCGTTTTTGCCGAGTTTGGCTAACGAGTTTGTGCTGATTCCGGCGGCTTCACGTAGCTGGACTTTGTTCATATTTTTGTCTATGAGTATTTTCCAGAGTTTGTTGTACTGGAGTTTCATGGGCGTTCCTTTCGGCTCCACTTTTCACCGAAGAGGGCTTGCTCGTTGTTGTCGAGTTTGAGCACGGTGGTCTCTCGCAGAATGTGCTGGGCCTCTTGGGTGCATTCGCTGGTTTTGTCAACGGCGATGAAAATCTGTTTTTCGATTTGGTCGTTGTAGACGCGGATGAGGTTACTGAGATCCGGTCGAGGCATAGAGTCAAACATGACGGAGTCATGTGCCAGTGCGGGTAACACTGTGTTCTGAAGAACAGCAAGGTCATAGATAATCATGCTGCGATGATTCGTGCCAGTGCCCTTATCCTTAGGGGTCTCAAACGTGTAGCTGTTATATGCGCTCAGCGTGAGCTGTGGAGCGTTGTACTCCCCGCCGGTTACCTCGTCGTTGATCGCTTCCATTTGGGTGTTGATAGCGATTTCGATGGCTTCGAGAACGGTGGCTACTTGGTTGTGGTAGCGCTCGCTGGCATCTTTCTTTTCGATTCCAAGTCTGTTGCGGATATCGAATGCTTCGTTCTCGTCTTTGAGTTTGTTGATTCGTCGGTCGAGTGAGGTGTATGCATCGAGGAACTCGTCGGTGAATGCTTTGGATGCTGGGATTGAGTCCATATGTGAGAGCAATTGTGCTTCAACTTCTTGAAGTTCACTAATGTCGGCTTCAACAGCTGTTTTGGCTTGTTCGAGTTCTTCGCTGAGGATGGTTTGGATCCTTGAATGGAATTTTTCGACCTTGACGAGCGCTTCAAGGTCGGCTTCGGGAAAGAACTCGTGGAGAGCCTGTAAATCGGCTTCTGTTGGGTAAGCACCATGCTGGAGGTTCAGGTTCAGTAAGTGGAGTTCGTCTTGTCGAGCTTTGATTTCGCGGCGAGTGTCATCAAGTGAGCGTTTGAGGGCGTTTCGTTCATTCGCTTTCTCTACTTCGGTTGGTTGAACGTCAGCTTCGTCGAGGTTTGCGAGTTTTTGGCGCTCCAATTCGAGCGAAGCGATCTCAACGACATTGGCCTTGTACTTGGTCAGCCCGTCAACAGCGGAAGGGATGAATTCGTAGCGGCGCGCTGTGCGAAATGCTTTGATGCGCTCATCTGCGTCTTGGAGCTGTGTCTTGAAGTCCTCGATGGATTCGTAGTACTGGAAAAGTGAAATCAGGACGTTGATTGCGTCGCGTTTTGGTTCTTCCCCGCCCCGTGTCTGGAGGGGTTTGAGTTCGTTGTGGTTGTTCTTCCCGTAGATGCGGAAGAGACGACTGATGGTGTTACGGAACGAAGCGCCGGGCAGATTCATGTTGTATTGCTGGGCTAGCCATTGTGTGTACTTCTTGATGTCCCATGATTCGAGTACATTACGGTTCTCGTCGACTACAACGACGGTGTCCGCTTCTTCAGTGTTCCGGGAGAAGCGGTATTCAGTGTTATCAAATTCGAATGAGAAGTAGATGGTGTGGGGGTCGAGTTCGTTGACGGCGTCGCTCTGGGTGTAGGTATTTCCGCCGAATACGAAGTCAATGATGAGCATCATCGTGGATTTACCGATGGAACCTGCGGCACCCGTAACCGAACCTAGAATCGTGTTGAGCCCCATGTGGAACCGTATGGGTGGGCGTGGCTGGTCACCGATTTTGAATGCGTCGCAGCTTATTTCTTTGAGCATCTGTGGAGCATCCCTTCTTCGTTGAGGTCAATGCGGCCAAGCGCGTAGAGGCAGTCCAAAGCGTCGATGATCTTGAGCGGATCTACTGTTGTCGGGTGCAATCGCGTGGCGAGGTCTTTGGGAGACATGGGTTCACTGAGTTGAGTGAGGATTTCAGGAAGGAGTGGTAGCCCTGTGGCTTGATAGGAGAAGAGTTTGTTAGGCAGTAACATCGAAAACCTCGCAAGACTGAACGAAGTAGGAAACGACGAAAGCGCAGTAGCGAATGTCCTGTTTCGTGATTTGGCTTAACCGATCGCTTAGGTCAGCGTGGATACGCATCTTCGGGTATCCCTTCTCGACCAGCTTCTTGGATAGGGCCTTGATTTGTGCTCGTAAGAGGTTGTCGTCAAAGGTTTTGAGCCGGGCTTCTTCCTGCATTTGCCCTTCGATGAACCGGTAATACTTGGTCACGTGTCTCATTACTTCGTCGTAGAGAAAGAAGTCGATGCTCTCGTCGATCTTTGCTTTCACTGCAACGGGGTCGAATGACAATGGTTCGAAGTCTTGGAGTTTCGCATTACCGAGTTTCTCGATCACTTTGGTGATGCCACGCTCGATGTCGACCGTTGAGGCAACCTCTCGCGCCTCGGCGACCCGGGTCTGGATCTGCTTGTTCTTCTTCAGCTCGGTTTCGGCAGCCTTCTTGTGTCCGAGTGTGTAGTCGTGAAAACAGGTGGGACACAATGCAATCAGATTCGGATAGTCACGCGAATCTCCAGTGATTCTTGTGATCTCATACAGCGGTTCTGCGCGGTTGTTAGCTGCGGGGACTTGCAGGTGTTGTCCGCAGCCATTTCGTGAGCAGGTGTATTTGCATTCTTCGAGCAATCGCGACCCGAAACGACCCTTGGCAGTGGTTGAAGTAGTGCTGGCTTGTTGCAGTTTCCGATCGTTTTCAAGATCTGGGTTGACGATGAATTCAAAAGATTGCTGAAACAGGTCAAAGAGGATCTCGCCAACATTATCCTCATCGACATTTACATCCGTGAACGAGGCAATGCTCAATGCGAGCGCAGCTTTGACTTCGTCAGCCGATTGAGTCTCGATGTCGTTGACGTAGTTTAGCGAGTCGATGAAGTTGTCTCGGGTTGGGTTCGCGAGCATTCGGCGTGCCAATGTCTTTGGTAGACCGCGATTGAACCACTTGCGTAACGTCTCGTCCGAGTGATCTTCGCCCGGTGTTTTCCCTCGCGTTGTGAACCATTGTTCCTCAGGTACGGCAGAGAGTCTTTCGAGCATGTCGCGCATGAATGTTGCCGTGTTGCGCTCGCTTCCAAGATGCGGATAAGCGGCGCGTATTAGCTCAGTGAATAGCAATCTCTCACCGCCTTCACGCCAGTTTTTGTCCCACTTGTCCCAGGCTGTCCCAAAGTACCCAATCCCGCGATGGTGCGTTTTCTAACCTGAAATCAGCTCGCGAGAGATGGACAAAATTCTATCACGGCTGTGTTTTCGCAACCAGATTTTGGCTTTTGCGCATCTTTCGTTGGCTTCGTCGAGCCTGTGGCAAGGCTCGATGAGCAGGTCAATTAGGGATTGTGCACAGCCCTTGTCGACCTTGAGTACCAGGGGAAATCCAACGGTGCTCTCCCTTCGGTCACGATCACACACCGAAGGTAACGCCATACAACTGAGCTCAGGTTTCTACTCGTCCCAAGTCGGAACGATCTGCAGGAGCCACTGGGGCGGGCATCCATCCGGGTGTCCGCCCGTAGCCATGCCTATGCAGATCATTTCACCGAATTCATACGAGTAGCAGCGTCTCTTGTGGGTCTTTCCGCATCTAGCGGAAGGAGCCCACCGTGGCTACACCTACTTCTCAACCACAAGCCCGTCCATACGCCACTCGACGCAAGGTCGACTCCAATCGACGTGAGCACTGGCAGATTTACCTGCCATCCGATCGTGGATGCGCATGGGTAGAACTCATTGACTTCCCAGACGATCAAGAGTTCCGTGACCAGATCCTTGACCCGGATTTCCTTCCGGAGTGGAAACAGCTGTGGTTGGAGGACGCTTATCAGCGTTTTCGTGACCGTGAGAACGACCGCAAGCGTCGAAGCAGGGGTAAACAATCCGAGTTCGGGAGTGAGGACGACCTCCTTGACCCTCAACTCCACGCTAAGCGGCTACGGCGTGACTACGTGCGGGCGATGGTGCGGGAGGGTGAGGCGTTCGACCCCGAATTTCAATTGATTCGCCAGACGGATACGGAGGACGCTGAGAAGATGGTCGCCGAGATCCTGCTTCCGCTGACCGATCAGCAACGCAAGTACATCACCTTGTCGTTAGGTGAAGATCTCTCCTACGCAGATATCGCTCGATTAGAGCACCCCGACGCTGACCAGGCACAGATCAACAAGCTGGCTGACGCGGTGCGTAACTCCGTGAACCGTGCTGTGAAGCGAATCCACAAGATGTTCGGCACGACCCGTCCGGATTCACCCTGCCCCGAGGACGTATGAGTGCAAGCCCCACACGGCGGCAAGCACTGTTTCGAATCTTCCAGAAAGGGGAAAACTTATGGCAAAGCACAAGCTTCGCATCAACGTCACCGACGATGCGCCAGATGACTCGCTGGTTTCCGCCCGTACCGTCAGCCTGCGTGAACGACTATTGGCCAGGATCCTCGGCCGTAGGCAACGCGTCACGGTCCTCGTGCCTGGTCGTCAGGTTGGCAGCGTCGAAATTATCGAACCTGACGACGACCTCATGGCCTTGGCTGACGCTCTCAACGGGCGTACGGGAGGTGAGGGGCGATGATGGATTTTCAGGCCCGCAACAACCTGATCAACGCATGGAACCAGGCCGCCGCCTATGCGTGTGAGCAGGCGCAAGCCCTCGAAGATGACTGGTATGAGCAGGTTGAAGACCATGCAGGCATGATCGGTGACCACCCGATACCCGCCGCACGACTAGTTGGCACATCAGAACCAAGCCGTTCCCCAGCGCACGAAGAAACACCAGACATGTCTCCAGTTGCGGAGCCAGAACCTGCGGTGACTTTGGAGGACGTGCGTGGCGTGCTCGCACAGCTTTCAGCGCAAGGGCATACGGCGAAGGTTCGTGAGCTGATCGTCGAGGCTGGTGCGGACAAGCTCTCGGCGGTGGATCCAGTGAAGTTTGGCTGGCTTCTTGAGCGGGCTAAGGAGATTGCTGATGGCACCGTCTGATCACGCACTCCTCTCAGCTTCTGGTGCTCACAGGTGGCTTAACTGCACACCGTCCGCTCGGCTTGAGTCCGATGAGCCAGAGTCGACGTCGGCGGCTGCCGAGCAAGGTACCGCAGCACACGCACTGGCTGAGCACAAACTCCGCAAGGCTCTCAAGCAGCGCTCGAAACGGCCAGTCTCGTCTTGGATTGATGACGAGATGGAAAGCTTGACTGACGACTACGTCGCTTACGTCCAAGAACACATCTCGATCGCCCAGGAGACCTGTGGTGATCCGCAGGTGCTGATCGAGCAGCGCCTGGATTTTAGCCATATTGTGCCCGGAGGTTTTGGCACCGGGGATTGCGTGAACATCGCCGAACCTACCTTGCAGATTATTGATCTGAAGTACGGGCAAGGCGTGTTGGTTGAGGCCGAGCGTAATCCGCAGTTGATGTTGTATGCGCTCGGAGCGCTCCACGCTTTCGGGGATCTGTATGACATCGAGCGCGTAGCGGTCACGATCTATCAGCCGCGCCGGGCGAACGTCGACACCTGGGAAATCTCTGTTGCCGATCTCGAACACTGGGCTGAGACCGAGGTGAAACCTAAAGCCGAGCTCGCTGCCGCAGGTAAGGGTGAGTTTTGTCCTGGGTCGTGGTGTCAGTTTTGCAAGATCGCTCCCACCTGCCGGGCAAGAGCAGAAGCCAATCTTGCGCTTGCCAAGTTGGAGTTCGCCCCACCAGCAGAACTGTCAGACGTGGAGATTGCCGACGTGCTCACGAGGATTCCGCAGCTTAAAACCTGGGCGTCGGATGTTGAAGCCTACGCGCTCTCAAAGGCCGTCAACCAGGGCGTGGTCTTTGAGGGGTTCAAGCTCGTCGCAGGTCGTTCGGTACGCAAATACACCTCCGAAACCGACGTGGCTGCGGCGGCTGAAGCGGCGGGCTATAGGGACATCTATGACCGCAAGCTCATCACTCTTACAGCAATGGAAAAGCTGATGGGTAAACCCGCCTTCAACGAGATTCTTGGCGATTTCGTGACCAAACCTGCAGGCAAACCCACCCTGGTTCCTGCATCCGACAAACGGCCAGCGCTTGACCTGGTGAGTGCGGCCACCGATTTCAGTAACGACAACTAGAAGAAAGAAGAATGATTATGTCAACGACCAATCCGACCCGTATTGTCACCGGCGAAGTACGCTTGTCCTACGCACACGTCTGGGAGCCGAACTCTATCCAAGGCGGCAAGCCCAAGTACTCCGTCTCCCTGATTATCCCCAAGACTGATACTGCCACCATTGCCGCGATCGAGAAGGCCGTGGACGCAGCCATCGAGGCTGGTATTGGCAAGTTTGGGGGCAAGCGACCCAACAAGGCCGCCCTCAAACTCCCGCTGCGCGATGGAGATATTGAGCGCGACGACGAAGCCTACAAGGGCGCCTACTTCCTCAACGCCAACTCTCTGACCGCTCCACAGATTGTTGATATGAACGTCGCCCCGATCCTGGACCGCGCCGAGGTCTACTCGGGCTGCTACGCCCGCGTATCCCTGTCCTTCTACGCCTTCAATACGAACGGCAACCGAGGAATCGCCTGCGCACTGGGCAATATTCAAAAGACCCGTGACGGCGAGAGCCTTGGCGGTGGGCGCGTGAGCGCTGAGACTGACTTCGGTGCCTTCGCCGCTGATGACGACTTCCTGAACTAACCATCCCCACACGTGGAGGGAACCAGCGTTCATTGTTGGTTCCCTCCACATTTTCCTCTATGTGAAAGGAACCTCGTCATGCGAACACTCTTCTGCGATATCGAGACTTTCAGTCCTGTTCAGCTCGCCAAGACAGGCGTCTACCCGTATGCCGAACACCCAGACTTCGACCTGCTCCTCTTCGGATATTCGGTCGACGGTGGTCCCGTGGAGGTGGTGGATCTTGCCAGCGGTGAGACCCTGCCCGATGAGGTGCTGGCGGCACTGGTAGATCCATCCGTGGTCAAGTGGGCGCATAACGCCGCCTTCGAACGAGTCTGCCTATCTGCCTGGCTCCGCACGCATCATCCCGAGCTTCTCGGTGATGGGTTTCTTGACCCAAGGCAGTGGCGCTGCACCATGATCTGGTCGGCCTACCTTGGTCTGCCGATGAGCCTCGACGCAGTAGCCACAGTTTTGAAACTTGATGTTCAAAAAGACAGCGCCGGACGCAAGCTGATCAAGCAGTTTTGCACACCCGCCACACCCTCAGTCTTGAATGGCGGCAAGCGACGTAACCCACCATCGGCTGACCCGACCGGGTGGGCGCGGTTCATCGACTACAACCGGCGCGACGTCGAAGTCGAACAAGCCATCCACGACAGACTGGCTTGTTTTCCAATGCCAGAGGCCGAATGGGACACCTACGCTCTCGACCAACGCATTAATGATGCCGGGATTCTTCTCGACCACACGCTCGTCGATAATGCCGTTGCCGTGGACGAGCACCACCGCAATGCCACACTCGCTCGTGCGCAGAAGCTCACAGGGTTGGACAATCCCAACTCGCCGATCCAACTCAAACAATGGCTTGTCACCAGAGGGTGCGAACTCGAATCACTAGCGAAAGCCGAGGTCGATGCCGCCCTCGACACCGCCACTGGCGCGGTGAAAGAAGTCCTCGAACTGCGCGGCGATCTGGCGAAATCTTCGGTGAAGAAATACCAGGCGATGCAAAACGTCGCAGGCGCTGACGGCCGGGCGCGCGGTCTTATCCAGTTCTACGGAGCAGGGCGTACCGGACGCTTCGCAGGACGATTGGTACAAGTCCAAAACCTGCCAAGGAATTACCTGACAGATCTCGACCCAGCGCGCACGCTCGTCAGGACAGGCAACCTTGATGCGCTTGAGCTGCTCTACGAGTCCGTGCCCGACACGCTTTCACAGTTGATCCGCACCGCGTTTATCCCTTCACCTGGGCACAGGTTTATCGTTGCGGACTTTTCCGCAATCGAAGCGCGCGTTATCGCATGGCTCGCCGGAGAAACAACCACCCTGGCCGCCTTCCATGAGGGCAAAGACCTCTACTGCGAAACCGCTTCCCGCATGTTCGGCGTCCCAGTCGAGAAACACGGCGTTAATGGCGAGCTTCGCCAGAAGGGGAAGATCGCGGTGCTCGCCTGTGGCTATGGCGGCTCAGTTGGTGCTCTCAAAGCCATGGGAGCACTCACCATGGGACTCACCGAACACGAACTCAAACCTATCGTGGACGCATGGCGGCAAGCTAACCCGCACATCGTTGGGCTCTGGGCAGACGTCGAAGAAGCCGCGATCGCCGCGATCTCGTCGCGCCAGCCGATCCGGCTCCGGAACCTACGGTTCAACGTCGAAGCCGGAATCTTGTTCATCGAACTGCCCTCGGGCAGGCGGCTTGCCTATGTACAGCCGCGTCTGGGCGAGAACCGTTGGGGCGGCACATCCATCACCTACACCGGCACAACAACCGCACGGCGCTGGGGACAGCTCGAAACCTACGGAGGCAAACTCGTCGAGAATATCGTCCAGGCGATCGCTCGTGACCTGCTCGTCACTGGCATGCACGCAGTCGCCAAGACGGGGCATCGGATTGTGATGCATGTTCACGACGAGATCGTCATCGACGAACCCGAAAATTCCGGCTTCACCGTGACTGATGCTTGCGAGCTCATGTCCACGCTCCCAGCCTGGGCAGAAGGCCTGCCGCTGGATGCGGACGGGTACGAGTGTAATTACTATCGCAAGGACTAACTCCTACTCGTCGCCGAGCAGCAGCTTCGGGTCGGTTGTCATGAATTCACGTAGGTATTTGGCGATCTGCTGATCCGCAGCGCTCGGAGCCGGGTCGTTGTCGAGGTCGCGCAGATATTCCATGAAGGCGAATAGGCGCATGTTTTTCGCCATCGCCCACACCGTTGCTTTATCAATCTCACTCATACCATCCATGCTCGCTCGCACCGCCCCGATTTGTCTGCGGGGTATACACGGCATCTCGTGTGAAGCAATTTTCATGACACCCGTCCGGATTGGGTGGTGCTCAAGGACGTATGTGCGAGAGCCCCAAAGCTCAGTGAGCACAAACCCGCCCAGGGGGTAACTCCTGGAAGGTTTGCGGCCTACCACTGAGAGCTTCTCGCACCAACCGGTGCACATTCGTCTATTTGGCTCTCAGAACAGGAGCCTGTCATGGGTAAAACCATCCAAACCTTCACCAACGACCGTTTCGGGCAGGTACGCAGCTTCACCGCTAATGATCAGACATGGTTCATCGCCGCCGATATCTGCCAGGCCCTAGATCTCACGAACCCCTCGGTTGCCGTTTCGCGTCTCGATGCCGATGAGAAGGCTAAGTTCAACTTAGGGTTCTCTGGCGGTGCTACATGGTGCGTCAACGAGCCCGGCCTCTACGCGCTGATCATGGCATCACGCAAACCAGAAGCGAAAGCGTTCAAGCGTTGGGTCACCCACGAGGTGCTGCCGTCAATCCGTCGCTATGGCCTGTATGCCACCGACGAGCTGGTCACTAATCCCGAAGCGCTCCTCAAAGTGCTTGATGCGTACGTCGCTGAACGCCGCAAAACCGCAGAGCTCACGTTGCAGAATCTTGCTCAAGCTCAAGCCCTGGCTGAAGCGAAGCCGAAACTGTCTTACTACGACATGGTTCTCGAAGCTAAGGACGCTTTGCCGATCACGGTGATCGCGAAGGACTATGGGCTTTCTGGTCGCAAGCTCAACCAGCTCCTTCACGAACTCGGTATTCAGTACAAGCAATCGGGGGTGTGGCTGCTTTACGCACAGCACGCAGGCAACGGTTACACCGACACCAAAACCCACGTCATCGATGACGGCAACCGCACCCGGATTCACACCTACTGGACACAAAAGGGCCGCCTCTTCATCTACGAGGCCCTCAAGAACCAGCTCGGCATTTTGCCTGTCATTGAGCGTGAAGGTCAGGTGCAAGCATGAGCGCCACCACTTTGGATATTGGGTTTTCGAGGAAGAACACCGAAGGCTATCTGGATTTAACGAGCTATCACGCTTTGAAGAAGTTGCAGCGCGAACAGTTCGGCTACCGGCCCTTGGTTTATATCTGCTCGCCGTATTCGGGCGACACGGAAGCGAACGTTGAGCTCGCCCGCCAATTCTGCTCTTTCGCAGTAGCGGCAGGCAAGATCCCATTCGCCCCACACCTGCACTATCCGCAGTTTATGGATGACGCCGATCCTGATCAGCGTGAGTTGGCGATGTTTTTCAACAGGGTGTTGCTCGCCAAGTGCGAAGCGTTGTGGGCATATGTCGGACGCGTCAGCCTTGGTATGCGCTTAGAGATCGGGTGGGCGCGCGACCTCGAGTTGCCGATTAAGTTTTTCGATTCTGAATTCCAGGAGGTCACGCCATGACCACGCCCTTCACCCTCCATGCCGCCACCGTTACCGGCGTGCAGAACAACAACCACTACCCAAACAGGCACCGGGCCACTGACGCGGCCTCACTATCGAGGGTCGCGGGTTTCGATCATGTGGCCGCCACCTATGTGAATGATCGCCGCTCAACCGCAGCCTTCGTGGCGTCGGATTGCGTGGTGATGGATATCGACAACGACCACACCGAAACCCAAACCGAGTGGATCACACCAGAGCGCTTGGGCGAGTTGATGTCTGGGGTGGAGTTCATGACCGCCACCTCGCGTAATCACATGAAGGCGAAGGGTGTGCTTTCGGCGCGGCCGCGTTTCCACGTCTACTTCCCAATCCACGAAGTACACGACGCAGACGAATACGCGGGATTGAAGCATCGCCTCGCGGCGAGGTTCGCGTTCTTTGACAGTAATGCTTTGGATGCAGGAAGGTTCATCTACGGCACCCCTAACCCGCAAGTTACGGTGCATGAGGGCGACCAGTTGCTCGATGCATGGCTCGATAACGCTGACGAGATCGACGTGTTTGCCACCTTCGATCAAAGTACTCTCGTGATTGGTGAAGGGTCGCGCAACGCCACCCTCTCACGCTTCGCAGGCAGGGTCCTCATCCGCTACGGGCAGACAGATCAAGCCCGTGACCTGTTCGACCGCAAAGCATCATTATGCGAGCCGCCTCTGTCGGCTGGTGAGTTACAGACGATCTGGAATAGCGCGTGCAGGTTCGCCACGAAGGTCGCCTCCGACCCGAGCTATCTGCCACCGGAGGCGTATGCGCAGTTGACGAGTTTGAAGCCGGAGGATTTCACTGATGTCGGCCAAGCCATGGTTCTCGCCAGTGAATATGCGAATCGGATCTGTTACTCGCCAGCGACAGCGTGGATGGTTTACGAAGGCGGGGTGTGGGAGGAAAACGAACCCAAAGTCCAACACGTCGTCCAAGAACTGACCACCCGCCAGTTAGAGCAAGTAGATGCTGAGCTGGAGGCCATCAGCCAGCGCGCCAACGATCTCGGGGTGACGGCGATGCTCGCGGCCATGACGAAAACCAAAGCGCTGGGGATGTTCAGTTCTGAGCAGGCGCGGGTGTATCGGGAACTGACGGCGGCCCAAGAGTGGCAGAAGTTCATCTACAGATGCCGCTCCGACCGCACGATTCAGGCGGTTATGCGCCAAGCAAGGCCTCTCGCGCTTATCAATCCCGAAGTGCTCGATGCTGACGCTTATTTGCTCAATACGCCCTCGGCAACGTTTGACCTGCGTGACGGGAGTAGGCGTGATCATGACCCTGCGGACATGGTCACCAAGCAAACCGCCACCGACCCCAGCGATATTGGCTTGCAGGTGTGGCGTGATTCCCTTGAGCTGACCTTCGGCGGCGACCAAGAACTCATCGCCTACGTTCAGCGGGTGTGTGGATTAGCAGCGATTGGCAAGGTGCTCATCGAAGCCCTCATCATCGCTTACGGGGATGGCAACAACGGCAAATCCACGTTTTGGAACACTATCGCCCGCGTCCTCGGCTCCTATTCTGAAACCATCTCGGCGGAGGTGTTGATTGCGGGCAAGAAAAACAACGCCAAACACGAAATGGCTGAAACAAGGGCCCGCCGCCTCCTGATCGCAGGTGAGAACGACGAGGGCGTGCGCCTTTCAACCTCCTCAACGAAGCAGCTGGCCTCGACGGACAAGATCGCAGCGGAGAAGAAATACAAAGACCCCTTCTCCTTCACCCCCTCCCACACCCTCGTGCTCTACACCAACCACCTGCCCAAAGTCGGGGCGATGGATACCGGTATCTGGAGGCGCCTTGTCGTCATCCCCTTCACCCAAACCATCCAACCCAGTGTGGATGTGAAGAACTATGCCGACCACCTCTTCGAACAAGCAGGCGGCGCAGTCCTCGCCTGGATCATGGAAGGCGCACGCCTGATCCACGCCGAGAATTACCGGCTCGTCCCACCCACCTGCGTGGTTGAAGCGTCGGAGAAGTATCGGGCGGCCAACGACTGGTTCGCCCACTTCCTCGACGAATGCTGCGAGCTCGACCCAGGTCTTGAAGAGAAGTCTGGGGCGCTCTATTCCTCCTACAGGGCTTGGGCGCTTAGCCGTAGCGAGTACGTGCGCTCAACGAGTGATTTCTATTCGGCCGTGGAGAAAAACGGCTTCACCTCGCGTCGAAACAATCGTGGAAAACTCATCCGAGGACTTCGCTTGCTTGACGAATTCGAGCTCAACTAACGACGGGTGTGTTGGTCGTGTACGTCGGTACTAGCCCTTTATATAGAAGCCAAAAAAGTACTTCTATATAGAGGTTTAGAACTAGACCTACATGACCAACACAACCCTTGACAACTCAAGGAAAAGTCATGAACGAGAAAACAATCGAAGCGAAGCTCAAGAAAGCCGTTGAAGCCTCTGGCGGCTTGTGCTGGAAGCTCGTCTGCCCTGGAACCATCGGCGTACCCGACCGGATATGCCTGATGAGAAACCGGGCTGTCTTCGTCGAATTGAAAGTACCAGGACAGAAACCCAGGCCAATCCAGCAGCGTCGGATGAACCAACTACGCCAGCAAGGCTTTGTCACACTGGTTGTTGATTCGGTGGACGGCATACAGGAGGTACTTGATGCACTACACGCCGCATAACTACCAACAACAAGCCACCCGGTTCATCATCGACCACGACGAGGCCGCGATCTTCCTTGGCATGGGATTGGGTAAGAGCGTCATCACGTTGACGGCGATCTGGCAGCTCATGCTCGACTACTTCACCATCTCCCGCGTTCTCGTCATCGCGCCATTACGCGTCGCGCGCGATACCTGGCCTGCAGAAGTAGCCAAGTGGGATCACCTTGACGGGCTCACCGTCGCGGTTGCTGTTGGAACCAAGCAAGACCGGCTGGACGCGTTAGCCAAGTCTGCGATGGTGACCATCATCAACCGTGAAAACATCCCATGGCTCGTTACCCAACTCGGCAATAGCTGGCCGTTCGACATGGTCATCATCGACGAACTCTCCAGCTTCAAAAACCATCGCGCCAAAAGGTTCACTGCGCTGGTAAAAATGCGGCCGCACGTTAAGCGCTGGGTCGGGCTCACCGGCACGCCCGCGTCGAACGGGCTGATGGACGTGTGGGCGCAGTTCCGGCTCCTCGACGGCGGTCAGCGTTTGGGCCGTTTCATTACCCGTTACCGCGATCGTTGGTTCGTGCCCGACAAAAGGAACGGGATGCAGGTCTTCACCTACAAACCCCGCGTGGGTGCTGAGGACGAGATCTATGGGGCGATTTCGGATATGACGTTGTCGATGAGAACCACCGACCACCTGAAACTCCCGCCGTTGACGGTGACGACCACGCCAGTAACACTGGAGGCTAAAGAACGGCGCGTCTATGAGCAGTTGAAAGCCGATCTTGTCCTCCAACTCGGTGAGGCGACAATCGACGCCGCGAACGCCGCAGCACTCTCAGGCAAGCTCCTGCAGTTAGCGTCGGGAGCGATCTACGCCAGCGATGGCGAATGGACTGCGGTTCATGATCGCAAGCTCGACGCTCTAGAAGACCTCTATGAGGCAGCCAACGGCAACCCACTGCTCGTGGCCTACTGGTTTACCCATGACCGCGAACGCATCACCACCCGCTTCCCACAGGCACGCGAGTTGAATACCTCGGCTGATATCGAGGCGTGGAACAAGGGCGAGATTGCGCTTGGGCTGATTCACCCGGCATCGGCGGGTCACGGTCTGAACCTCCAGGCCGGTGGGCATCTGCTGGTGTGGTTTTCGCTCACCTGGTCTTTGGAGCTTTACCAGCAGACGAACGCCAGGCTTTATCGGCAAGGGCAAACCGAACCAGCCACCATCACCCACCTCGTTACCGAGGGGACGCTCGATGAAGCCGTCTTGCGTGCGCTTGATGCGAAGGATGCTACGCAGACTGCGTTGATTGACGCGGTCGCACAAGAAATCCACACAACCACTGAAAGGACACGCTCATGCATGTGATGACGAAATACCTCGACACTCGTAAGGCCGCGATTGCGGCGTTGCAGGATTATGCGGTGATGGAGCAGATCATCGACACCACCGACGATGCCATCAAAACTGCTTATGCTGATGCGGCCAGCCCAGCATCACCGCGCATGGACGGCACACCGCCCTCGGGTGATCTACACGCTTCGGAGAACAGGATCGTTGCAACGATCGATCGAATCGACACATACAAGGCTCGGTATGCGGAGGCCCGTCAGTACATGGACTGGTTCCTCCCAGCATGGGAAATCATCTCCGAGGACGACCGGTTGGTGTTGGAGGCATTCTTCCTCGGCGAAGGTACACAAGATGATGCGGTCCAGCAGATCTGCAACCACTTCTACGTCGAACGCACCACCGCCTACCAGAAGAAGTCCCGAGCACTGGCTAGGTTAGCGACCGCTCTCTACGGCCGTTTGTGAGGGGTTTGCACCCTTGCGCCAAAAGGTGTCAGGAACGGCGGATGCATTTAGCCCTTTTCCTTTGAGATGATGTAGGTGGTTGAAAAGTAGGAGAAGCCCCAAGAACCCACACACGGGAATCTTGGGGCTTCACCACATCCGGGAAGGAGTAACGCGATGCCGGTCAAACCAGCCTCCCCGTGCTCTCACCCTGGTTGTCCAGAGCTCACCCACGAACGCTACTGCGAGCAGCACGCGAAGGCGGAAGACGCACACTATCGGAAGTATCAGCGTGATCCGAAGATCAACCGCCGCTACGGCGCGCGTTGGCGCAAGATCCGCGCCGCCTACATCGCACAACATCCTTTGTGCGAAGACTGCCTAGAGCAAGGCAGCTATATGCCTGTCCAAGAGGTTCACCACGTTCTCCCGCTTGAGCACGGTGGCAGCCACGACTTTTCCAACTTGCGCAGCCTGTGCAAACCCTGCCACTCCAGGCAGAGCGCGTTAGACGGTGACAGATGGAGGCAAGCCCTTCAGGTCTACACCTACTAGATTTTTTGAAAATCGCGACATAACCACTAAGCACTTCCCCACCCTAAAAATATTGACCTTGTTCCCACGCCAAGTTACGGAACCAGTCGAGGATTCGGTTAGGGGTTGGGGGGCATCGAATCTCTACAGCCTTGGCGAAGGTCAGCGGGCGGGGCCAACCGCGCGCAAAGTTCCTGAATCAAACAGGGTATTAACACTTCGTTATTTGTCGGCAGTGCCAGTGAGGGGTGAAATCCCGCTGAGTGTTGCTCGGTTTTCTTGTGTTTTGTCCGTCCGGATTTGGGTTTGCCAGGGACGTACAGGTGAGGGCGGAAAACTCTGGAGCTTCTCATCCGGTGTTCTGGATCCCTCCCTGTCAGGTGTTCGCCTGTCTTGAGTTAACAAACTGGTTTCTAAAAAGGAGGAATCATGACAGATCAAATGGTGCTAAAAACACAGCAATGGCTCAATCGCACCTATAGGAGCAAGGCTGGATTCGGTTCAGTCGTAGAGGACGGATATACCGGCTGGGGCACGGTCAACGCTTTGATTCGGGCTCTGCAAATCGAGCTGGGTATTACGACAACGGCGAACAATTTCGGACCGGGAACTATCAGTCGCTTCCAGTCTCGGTGGCCTAACGGCATCCACCAACAGGATGACGGTGCGCAGGAGACTTCTAATGTGTACGGCATTATCCAAGGCGCCTTGTGGTGTAAGGGATATTCTGCTGGTGCCAGCGATATCACGACTCACTTCTATAGCGGAACTGGAAAGGCTATCAAACAGCTTAAGAGCGACATGGGCATTGGTGGGGATTCCACTGTGACGCTCGACGTCATGAAAGCGCTGTTGTCAATGCAGCAATTCGTCCTGCTTCGCTCTTATGGGGGCATTTCAGCGATTCGGCAAGCACAGCAACAAATCAACCAACAGTATCGCGCTTATACCGGAATCATCCCAACCGATGGACTCTACGGTCGGGAAATGAATACTGCTCTGATTCAGGTCTTGCAAGCCATTGAAGGATTTAGCCCTGCGGAAGCCACAGGTAATTTCGGCAATGGCACCAAAGCGCGTCTAACAATAGTTACACCCAGCAATGCGGCAAGTTTACCGAAGTGGGCTTGGCTAGCTCAGGTTGCTCTAGTGTGTAATCGGATTTCTCCCGATATCTATCCTTCTGCACAAACCGCACTGTCAACGTTCGTTCCGCAATTCCAAGCAAAGTATCAGCTCCCACGAAGCGGGGTGGTCGACTCGACTACATGGATGAGCCTGTTGACCTCGAAAGGTGATCCGAATCGCGCCTGTAAAGCATGCGATACACGCTTCGAGATTACGGCTGAGCGACTCAACCTACTTAAGGCGAACGGCTATGCGATCGTAGGACGTTACCTGACTGAGCCGAATCAGGATTCAAAAGATCCGTCTGACTATTTCAAAGCTATTCGCCCCGGAGAACTTGAACGCATCACGAAAGGTGGGATGAAGTTCTTCCCGATATTCCAAGAGTATTCCACCGAATTGCGCCACTTCACTCGAGAAAACGGAACTCGCCATGCCACGCTTGCAAGGCAAGCAGCCCAGCGACTGGGTATTCCGGGAACGTATATTTATTTCGCTGTTGATTTCGATGCGACAGACCCTCAGGTCACAAGTCATATTCTTCCGTATTTTCAGGGTGTGCGTGGAAGCCTGGGAGGCGGATACAAAGTGGGTATTTACGCATCACGCAATATTTGTAGCCGCATCATTAAAGCCGGCTACGCTGGAAGCGCGTTCGTCTCGGACATGTCTACAGGATTTTCTGGCAACCTCGGCTTCCCTATTCCTGATAGTTGGAACTATGACCAGTTCACTGAAATCAGTGACTACAAGGGTGCTGGTTTTGACCTTGATCGGGTCGCCTATTCAGGTCAAGCTCCAGCAGTGGATCATGTTGCTCCTTCGAGTGCCGGTGGCGCTGGGCCCGACACCAGCATTGACTACAACAAGTTGGCTCCGATTGATCTGATCTGGCATTTAGAGAAACGCTTCGAAGAACTTCGTGCCAGTGGCAAGGTTGGAAAAGACTACGTTGCGGGTTCTCATGGTGCGGGAACGTGGATTGCTGTTCCGACTTGGCGTTGCATACTCAACTATTTAGCAAAAGCCTATCTGCGTGACGGTGGTAGTGGATCTGCGGTGAACTGGTCCGTGTCTGCAGAAAGTTTCAGGAGTGCTGACGCGAGCGTACTTGAGAAGGACGCTGTAGGCAAGAAGATCATCGCAGCATTGAATCGCTATATTGATAACACTTGGCGGCAATCCATGACCGACAAGACCGGAGAATCAGTTGATCTGGCGCATCTGGCGGCAACAACACTTGGATACACCAACTGGAATGTTATCCCTGATGCGTGGACTGGCTGGGCTGGAGACCTAGCTACTGCCATGGAGAATATTCAGAAAACGCTTGAGTGGAATCCCAGTGCGAACCTGGATCAGGTGGCCACAGCCCTAGTCGGTCAAGGTAACGATTACCGTCAGCATCCTGGCTTGAAGGGGTTAGTACTTGACAAGAAAAACGACAAGGGAGAATGGGAATCGGTAGGAAACAACTGTAACCGTGACGACCTCTGCTGTGATGGAGACGCCATTATCATCGCCAACACGCTAGAAAACGGCAATGATTCCAACAGCCATCTTCTGTCGGCAACACTGCGTGAGTACTACAACAACTCCAGCAAACTAGCCAACAGATTCAAGCGGATCGCCAGCAGTGTTAATGCCTCAAATGCTTCAGGAGCGTTGACAGCATTCGTTTCAGTCATGTCAGGAGTTCCAGGTGGGGTTCTAAGGCGAAAGCTAGCTGGCTCAATTTCCTCAGAGGTGATTAATAAAGCCTGTGAAAAACTAGCGAACTTCATTTTCTGATGGATCATTAGAGTCAGAAACATGGCAGGCTACCCGTTTTCGTATCGCTAAACGAATCAGGTAGCCTGCCATGAAAATAACAGCTGGGATTCCATAAAGTCCACACCATTTAACATCCCAAGGGGAATTTGGAGCTACTGGATACCAAATGTGATTTCCGGTTGAAAACACGCTGCCTCCAGTTGAAATCCAAAATGACATAATGTCAGCAACCAAGCCAAAGCAGTAAAGCAAGAGTGGCAAAACAAAAAAGTTTAGCTGCCAGTCTGCTACCTGGATTTTCCGGGTGATTAATAATGCGACTACAGCTATGAGAATCGGTTCAATGACTACCGCAGGGTACAGCACCCACACCAGGTCGCTGAGAAAAACAGTCTGGAATACCAGCACACATACGGCATAGACCAGAGCGATTTTGACGATATCACGCATCAGTGCCCTTTCCCTCACCATACCTAGTCAGAGATAAGCCAACTTCACTATTGACTGAAATCTCATCGATGTTAGAACTGTCTCCATGCCTGTCTAAACTGCCACGTAATAGGAAACCGCTGGGCGCTATCCTGAGGCAGGAATTTGTTTTGTTGGCTTTATTGTGGACGCGGAGCTTCTTAATCGCCCAGTCGTAGTGGCTAGGCGCCGCCGACACAAAATAGGAGCCCAGCGATGTGCCGCCTGTCCAGGGGAAATACTTCTTGGTGAATAGCTCCTCGTTGGTGAACTTGCCGATGAGCTCGATGATCTGCGAATGGCTCGAGGCCAGAATCTCCTGTATGTCGCCCAGTGGCGTGTCTTGGTATTGCTCCCAGATTTCCGTATTCAGTGCTGGCGTGGTTCGCCACGTGTGAGGTGCGGGCAGGAATGACTGGGCGGTCCCGTTTTGATTAGCGTCAACAAAGTCGAACAGCATCTTTTGCCACGCGTATAGGTGGGCAAGGACATCGCGTAGGTTCTTGTCTCTGCCCCAGTGGGGTTCAGGACGGTCGAAGTCAGCACCGAAAAACAGGCTGACCTTTTCTATCTCTGGTCGCATGGAGTCAATCAATGCTTGCAGCACATCCCATTGGGAAGTGGTTGCTTCTAACAGTTCCGTTTTCGTTTTCGCTCGACCCATACCTAATTGTAACACAAGACGGCACGAAATTAGTAGAGGAGGCTTACGCCGTGGCGAAAGACGGAACGAACCGAGGCGGACGCCGCGTCCGTGCGGGAGCGAAACCCGACCCGCTGAACGAGAAGCTCGCCGCAGGCCGCCCAACCACACGGCTTGAGGATCCGCTGAATGAGCCGTTCGACTTTGAAGGCTCAGACATTGGAGACGGTGCGGTACTTTCTGGTGAGACCATGCCTGAACCATCGGATTATCTCTCCGACATTCAGCGCGACGGCAAACCACTCGGCGCTGACCTCGTCTACCGAGAAACATGGCAATGGCTCGACCAACGCGGCTGTTCCCAGTTTGTTGCACCGCGCTTGATTGAAGCCTATGCGCAGGCATTCGCGCGTTATGTGCAGTGCGAGCAGGCGATCTCCAAGTTCGGCCTGCTTGGCAAGCATCCGACCACGGGTGCCGCGATCGCTAGCCCATTTGTGGCGATGAGCCAGTCGTTTGGGAAGCAAGCGAATGTGTATTGGTATGAGATTTACGAGATCGTGCGCGCCACCTGCACCACCGACTACTCGGGCGCAGCTCCTGGTGATGACGTGATGGAGCAACTGCTCAAAGCCCGCTCCTAAAACAACCCTTTTTCGTGCCTGCCTGTGTTTGACGGGTGGGCGTTTTGTTTCGCCCCTTTTGATCTGAAAGTGAGTGTGTGTATGTCTGTTACGAAGACTGCTGAGGCCGTGTGTGTCGGCCATCCCGATAAGCTCTGCGATCTGATCGCTGACACGATCCTTGACGATATCCTCTATGAGGATCCTGTTGCCCGCGTTGCAGTAGAAGTGATGGCATCTGGGCGACGGATTATCGTCACAGGTGAAATCACCACTACCTGCCGGCCGCGTATTCGTGAATCGGTGCGTTACGCGCTGGTAAAGGCGGGTTATGTGCCGTGGAAGTTCCTCGTCTTCGTCTGGACACACCGCCAATCCCCAGACATCAACGCAGGAGTCACCCGATCGCTCGAAGCACGGTTCGGTGACGACACCGAATTCGCCCTCCAAGGAGCAGGTGACCAAGGCACCGTCTTCGGTTACGCCACGGTCGAGACCCCGGAGCGTTTGCCATTGCCGCTTGTGCTCTCACACGAGATTTGCGCCCGCCTCGATAAGGCGCGCAAGGACGGCACGATCACCGGGATCAAGTCCGATGGTAAGGCGCAGGTGACAGTTCGTTACGACGATGTTGGTAGGCCCGTGGCGGTTGAGACGGTGGTGGTGTCGATCCAACACGAGAAGATCAAGGATCTGGATGAGCTTGCAGCTGAGGTCAAAACACTGATCGTCGCACCCGCGTGCAAACCGTACCTGTCGATCAGCGCCGACACCGAGATTCTCGTCAACCCCTCCGGATCTTTTACGGTTGGTGGGCCGAAAGCAGACACGGGTCTGACGGGCCGCAAGCTGATGGTCGACACCTACGGCGGACTCGCGCTCCATGGTGGTGGCGCGTTCTCGGGCAAGGACGCCTCGAAGGTTGACCGTTCGGGTACCTATATGACGCGCCTGATCGCCCGCACGATCGTCGACGCTCGTCTGGCTCATGAGTGTCAGGTGGCGATCAGTTATGCGATTGGGAAAGCTGATCCGGTCGCCTTCACCATCGACACCCTCGGCACCGGCGAATACTCTGACGAGATCCTCACTGCTGCTGCACGGGAAGTGTTTCCGCTGCGCCCCGGAGCAATCATCGACGCCTTGAACCTTCGCAAGCCTGGCTTTACACAGTATTCAACCTACGGTCACTTCGGCCATGCCGGTCTGCGCTGGGAGAGCTCGTTCGCTCACGTTAATGCTTTAGGGAAGGCGGTGAAGAAGCATGCTCATGAAAACAATGCCAATAGCTGAGCTGAAGCCCGCTGACTACAACCCTCGTAAAGACCTCCAGCCCGGCGATCCCGAATACGAGAAGCTCAAGCGATCCCTGACCGAGTTTGGCTACGTCGAGCCCGTTATCTGGAACTCCACCACCGGGCATGTCATTGGTGGTCATCAGCGCTTGAAAGTGCTCGAAGACCTCGGCCACACGGACGTGGACGTGATCGTCGTGGAGCTGGATGAGACGCGCGAGAAAGCACTCAACATCGCGCTCAACAAGATCAGCGGCGAATGGGACCAGGACAAACTCTCACTCTTGATTGCCGACCTCGATGCTTCGGATTTCGACGCTGAACTCACCGGTTTCGATGACGCTGAGATCGCGCAGCTTATCGGCTCATTGGATGAGGGTGAGGTGGAGGATGACGAGTTTGACCTCACCGCCGCGTTAGAAGCTGCTACTTTCGTGGAGCGTGGGGATATCTGGACGCTTGGCCGCCACCGACTCGTGTGCGGCGACGCCACCAGCGCCGAGGACGTCGAGTTGTTGATGGATGGTAAGCGTGCGAATCTTGTGTTGACCGATCCGCCATATAACGTCGCCTTCGAATCAGGATCCGGATTGTCCATCAAGAACGACAAGATGGATGGCGATAAGTTCTACGATTTCCTGCTATCAGCGTTTTCGAACATGGTGGGCGTGTGTGAGAAGGGCGCATCCGCGTATGTGTTCCACGCTGACACTGAAGGATTGAACTTCCGTCGCGCTTTTCAAGATGCTGGTTTCTACCTGTCGGGCTGTTGTATTTGGGTTAAAGATTCCCTCGTATTGGGACGTTCCCCGTATCAGTGGCAGCACGAGCCGGTGCTATTCGGGTGGGTGAAGACGGGTAAGCACAAGTGGTACGCCGACCGGAAACAAACCACGATCTGGAACTTCGCCAAGCCCCGCCGCAACGCTAACCACCCCACCTCCAAACCGCTGGATTTGTTGGCGTATCCGATCGGGAACTCCACCCAGGCGAACACGATCGTGCTCGACACCTTCGCAGGCTCAGGCTCCACACTCATGGCAGCTGAGGCAACCGACCGCATCGCCTACTGCATGGAACTCGACGAAAAATACGCCTCCGTGATCCTGCGCCGCTACGCCGACGCCACCGGAGACGCCGCAGGAATCACGTGTCTCCGCGACAGCCAGCAGCTCGCCTACCTGGATGTCGTGAAGGCAGTGGATCGAGGCACCACATGACCGCGTTGACGCTTGGCTCTCTGTTTGACGGGTCGGGCGGCTTCCCACTCGCCGCCCTCAACGTCGGTATCCGCCCCGTCTGGGCGTCCGAGGTGGAGCCGTTTCCGATCCTCGTCACCACCACCCGTCTGCCCGCGGTCACCCACCTCGGCGACGTCAACACTATCGACGGCACCGTGATCGAGCCGGTGGACATCATCTCGTTCGGGTCGCCGTGCCAAGACCTGTCGGTCGCAGGACGGCAGACCGGGCTGGCAGGTTCACGTTCCGGCCTGTTCTTTCAGGCTGTTCGCATCATCAAGGAAATGAGGGAGGCGACTAATGACCAATATCCCCGATTTGCTGTCTGGGAGAACGTGCCGGGAGCCTTCTCCTCCAACCAAGGGGCGGATTTCGCCGCCGTCCTCACGAGCCTCATCCAGGTCGTCGCGCCGTCCGTCCCTGACGTGCCTGTTCCTGACACGCGGTGGGCCGACGCTGGGACCGTCGTGGCAGGCGGATGCTCGGTTGCGTGGCGTGTACTCGATGCGCAACATTTCGGCCTCGCCCAACGACGCCGCCGCATCTACCTTGTCGCAGATTTTGCAGGCCGATCCGCACCCGAGATTCTTTTTGAGCCCGCGAGCCTGCCAAGGAATCCTGAATCGGGCGGCACGCAAGAACAAGACCATGCCCACACCCCTGAAGCAAGCCTTGGAGGCCGTAGCAGCTCGGTGATATTGATGGATCATCATCCGCAGGACTCGAGGTTGACCGTCAACTCCTTGGGGGTGGTGCAGACGCTGACTGCCCGGATGGGCAACTCACCCACCAACGTCCCCATCCTCCTCGACGTCCCAGAGGAACGCAGGGTGTTTGGCCTGAATTCGATCCACCAGTCCCGCAGCGGTGGCGGCCACTACGGCTACGAAGCAGAAGTGTCGAAAACCCTCGACCTGAAAGGCGGAGAGCCGACCTGCAACCAAGGCGGCATGGTCATCTTGGAACCCGTCTATGCCGCATCCAAGGCCGACTATTTCACCCGCACCACCAAGGATCAGGCAGGTGCGCTGCTGGCCACGGATTACACCGACCCGCCCATGGTCGCCAGCTCGTCGCTGCGCCCCAGACGGTTGACGCCGGTCGAGTGCACCCGGTTGCAGGGCTTCCCCGACGACTGGTGCGACCAGCTCGCCATCACCGACCCCACCGATGCCCAGCTCGACTACTGGGTGGACGTGTGGGCCGAATGGAACCGCCTCCGAGGCGTTAGGCCGCGCTCCCGCAAGCAGGTCGCCAGCTGGCTCGCAGACCCGACGTCGGATTCGGCGCAATACAAGTTGTGGGGCAACGGGATCGCTTTGCCCGTGGCTCGCCACGTCCTTGAAAGACTGAAGAATTTTGCTCGCGCAAGGACTGGATAAGCGCTCGCACCTATGGCTGTATGTACATGACCAAACGACCCCCTAACTAGAGGAAAGAGGAGATGGAGGATGGTCATGAGTGATTTACATATTGAGATCAGCGAGATGCTCGAAGCGGGCATCAATATCTGGGACGTCGAGGAAGCCCTCGACATTGCACGAAAGTGGAACTTCCCGCTGGTTGCCGGGGCAATCGAACACGACGCAACCGGCTACCTGCAACTGGTCGAGTCTTGGTTTGACGGTGAGGGTGTGGCGGCATGAACCAAATTTCGTTCGTCCCGAACAAGAGCGGGCGTAAGAAACTCGCCAACACCATCGCCGCTCACCTTGGTCTCACGGCAGTTTATGCGGGAGCACCCACGTTCGACTACCAGATCGGAGATGCACGGTTGGACCGGGACTGGACCCTTCACCTCCCAGAGGACATCGACGCCGAAGCGCTCATTGAAGCCACACAGAAGGCCGGGTTCGCGCCCACGAGCGAGGAGTACGGGCTGACGCTTGCTTTCCCCACGACAGGTTGGGACGAAGCCACAGCCGCGAAGCTCGAAGCCCTGCTCGCCGCCAAGGGAGAACTCATCGCTAAGGCGCTGGGCATTCCGGCCACTCCGATGAATTTGAATGCGGTGGAGGGAACGGTTGAGTTTGCCTGGTTCGAACAACTTCCTGACGCGGAGGTGATCGAGGCGGCCAGTGTGCTCCTTCAGCTCATGATCGAGCAAGCCAAGACCTCCACCCGCATCTCACCGAAACCACCTGAACCAGGGAATGATAAGTATGCGATGCGCTGCTGGCTCCTACGCCTGGGCATGATCGGCGACAGCTACAAGCACGTGCGCCGAGTCCTGCTGACCAACTTGGAAGGGAATGCGGCGTGGAAAACCACGCCCACACAGGCCGAATAAACGGGAAATATGCAAGAGATCAGAATCTCTATTCTTCCTGTGTAAATACGCCGAAAACGGCTGGATAACCGCGCACACCTATGGCTGTATGTACATGACCGAACAAGAGGACAAGGAGAAAGTCATGAACAACGGCAAGACCACGATGGAGCAGCTGCAGATGGCGACCGACAGCTACGGCACGGTGATCACCTACGGAGACTTCGTCCTCGCCTCGGCATACCGGCACCTGGGCAAAGGCCGGATCGGAAACGACGCCCGCGTCTACAAGCTCGCCGAGCAGCCCATCGGCGGCTGGGGACCGGACGTTCGCAGTTTCATTGAATGCGAACTTACCCTGGTCGCCGAGGCTGACGAACTGTTCGAAGACGCCGGCCACGCCATCGCCTGGGCGCTTGCCCACACCAACTAACCAGCACAGGAAGGAGCCTGAAGGGTGTGATGCGCACTCTCGACACCTACACGCCGACCCGATTCATGGCCACAGGCTCACGCTACGACAAGCGTAAAGCAGACTTCGCGGTCGCGTTCATCCAAGCCCTGAAACACACCAAAGGCCGCTGGTCAGGACAGCCCTTCCAGCTCATCGACTGGCAAGAGCAAATCATCCGCGACCTGTTCGGCACCGTCAAAGAAGACGGCTACCGCCAATTCACCACCGCCTACGTCGAGATACCCAAAAAGATGGGCAAAAGTGAGCTCGCCGCCGCAGTCGCGCTCCTGCTCACCTGCGAGGATGGTGAAGAACGCGCCGAAGTCTATGGGTGCGCGGCAGACCGCCAGCAAGCCTCGATCGTGTTTGAGGTCGCAGCGGACATGATCCGCATGAGCCCCGCCTTGTCCAAGCGTGTCAAGATTCTTGCCTCGCAGAAGCGGATCATCTACAAACCCACCAACTCCTTCTACCAAGTCCTGAGTGCAGAGGCGTATTCGAAGCACGGGTTCAACATTTCTGGTGTCGTCTTCGACGAACTGCACACCCAACCGGGCCGTGCCTTGTTCGACGTGATGACCAAGGGTTCGGGTGACGCGCGCACCCAGCCGCTATATTTTCTGATCACGACGGCTGGTACCGATACGCATTCGATTTGTTATGAGCAGCATGAGAAAGCTGAAGACATCCTCGCAGGCAAGAAACATGACCCGACGTTCTACCCGGTGATTTACGGGGCTGACCGCGAAGATGACTGGACCGACGAAGCAGTGTGGCATAAGGCTAATCCGAGCTTGGGGATCACGGTTCCGATCGAGAAGGTTCGCCAAGCCTGCACGAGCGCGAAACAAAACCCAGCCGAAGAAAACACCTTCCGACAACTTCGCCTCAACCAATGGGTCAAACAAAGTGTGCGGTGGATGCCCATGCACGTCTGGAACGCTAACAACGCACCTGTTGACCTTTCCGACCTTGAGGGCCGCGTGTGTTACGGCGGGCTGGATCTTGCGTCGACGACGGATATCACGGCGTTCGTGCTCGTCTTCCCACCCGAAACCGGTGACGAGCGGTATGTGATTGCGCCATGGTTCTGGATACCCGAAGAAAACCTCACACTCCGCGTTAACCGTGACCACGTGCCCTACGACCTGTGGCAACAACAAGGCTTTCTACAGACCACGGAAGGCAACGTCGTCCACTACGGCGCAATCGAAACCTTCATCGAAACCCTTGGTGAGCGGTTTGATATTCGTGAGATTGCGTTCGACAGGTGGGGTGCTGTGCAAATGAGTCAAAACCTCGAAGGTCTCGGTTTCACCGTGGTCCCCTTCGGGCAGGGCTTTAAGGATATGAGCCCACCGTCGAAGGAGCTGATGAAGCTCGCACTCGAAGGTCGCCTGGCTCATGGTGGGCACCCAGTCCTGTCGTGGATGGTCGACAACATTCACATTCGCACCGACCCAGCGGGCAACATCAAGCCGGATAAGCAGAAGTCCACGGAGAAGATCGACGGCGTCGTCGCCACGATCATGGCCCTCGACCGAGCTATCCGAAACGGCAGCGGGCACGTCAGCGGCAGTGTTTATGACGAACGCGGCCTACTCGTACTGTGAGCACGCGCATGGATGAACGCGCCGATGCCTGTGCCGATCAGTCCCAAGATCGAGTAGGCGACGCCGTAGATGAGGGCTGAATCGTTGTAGTACACGAACAGTGTGGTCAAGAACCCTGCGAACGGAGCCAGTAGCCACCACCAGCCGAACCCGTGGCGTGCCCCATCGATAACGCTCAAAACGATGGTGAGTAGTGGAAACGCGAGGAAGAGCAACGCGATGAACCACTTGGCGTTGGGATCGCCCAGCCTGCTAATCCACATGGAAATGAGCGGCAACAACCAAAATGCCACTAGCAGAACACTCATCAGTGCCCACGACTGTTTTGAGGGCGCTTTCATATTCCAATTCTACATGTGAAAGGACACCGCATGGGTTTCCTGAATTGGCTGCGTGGCGACACCACCCGCCCCGCCGACGATCACGCGATTAGCTCGGGCTATAGCTTCTTCTTCGGCGGCACCACCTCGGGCCGTCCGGTGACAGAACGCTCGGCGATGCAAATGACTGCCGTCTATAGTTGCGTGCGCATCCTCGCTGAAGCTATCGCGGGGTTGCCGTTGCATGTTTACCGGCAGAGCAGTGATGGTGCGAAGGTGAAGGCGCTCGACCATCCGCTCTACAGGTTGTTGCATGATGAGCCGAATCCAGAGATGACGAGCTTCGTGTTCCGAGAAACGTTGATGACTCACTTGCTGTTGTGGGGTAATGCGTTTGCGCAAGTGATCCGCAACGGCCGTGATGAGGTTATTGGCTTGTATCCGCTTATGCCCAACCGGATGACCGTAGGTAGAGATGAGGCTGGGCGGCTGTATTACGAGTATCAGCGCATGTGGAACGAACCAACAGGAAGGTTCGAAACCGTCACCCTGGCTGCGCGCGATGTGCTCCATATTCCAGGGCTGGGCTTTGATGGGCTGGTTGGTTATAGCCCGATTGCTATGGCGAAGAACGCCATCGGCTTGGCGCAGGCTACCGAAGACTACGGCGCATCGTTTTTTGCTAATGGTGCGGCTCCGGGTGGCGTGTTGGAGCATCCGGGCACGATCAAGGATCCAGCTCGGGTTCGGGAGTCGTGGCAGGCGACGTTCGGTGGCGCGAGGAACGGGAACAAGATCGCCGTCCTTGAGGAGGGCATGAAGTACACGCCGATCTCAGTGTCTCCTGAACAGGCGCAGTTCTTGGAGACCCGTAAGTTTCAGATCAATGAGATCGCCCGCATTTTCCGTATCCCGCCGCACATGATCGGTGACCTCGAAAAGAGCTCATTTTCGAACATTGAGCAGCAGAGTCTCGAGTTTGTGAAGTACACGCTTGATCCGTGGGTGATCCGCTGGGAACAAGCCATCACCAAAACACTCCTCAGTCCGTGTGAAAAACCTGGCGTGTATGTGAAGTTCAACGTTGAAGGTCTGCTGCGCGGGGACTACCAGTCACGCATGGAGGGATACGCGGTGGCTCGGCAGAACGGGTGGATGAGCGCTAACGATATACGCGAGCTAGAAAACCTCGACAAGATTCCTGCTGAGGCTGGCGGGGATCTCTACCTGGTAAACGGCAACATGCTCCCACTCAGTCTTGCAGGGGCATACGCGCAGACAACCGAGTCTGAACCGAAGCCTGAACCGGCTGAGGAACCTACGAGTGAATCTTCTGTAAGGAGGAGGATATGAGACGTTTTTGGAACTGGCTCACACCCGAGCCACGCAACACTGACCCGGACGCAGGTAGTGTCCGGGTTTTACGCATTAGCGGCACAATCGCTGAAGAATCCTGGTTCGATGACGACATCACACCCGCCATCTTCGCCAATGAACTCAACGCGGGTAGCGGGCCGGTGACGATCTGGCTCAACAGCCCCGGAGGGGACGTGGTTGCTGCCGCACAGATCTACAACATGCTCATCGACTACCCAGGCACAGTCACCGTCAACATCGACGGGATCGCCGCATCCGCCGCGTCCGTGATCGCCATGGCAGCCACGAAGGTCGCCATGAGCCCGGTGTCGATGTTGATGATTCACAACCCTGCCACGATGGCGGTCGGGGATAAGGACGAACTCGCACGTGCAATGAACATGCTTGATTCGGTTAAAGAATCGATCCTGAATGCATATCAGGAGAAGACGAACTTGAGCAGGGCGAAGCTGTCCAAGCTCATGGACGCCGAAACGTGGATGGATGCGCGGGCCGCGATCGACATGGGATTTGCCGACGAACTCCTGACAGGTGAACGCAACCCAATGTTTGCGGTCTCGCCTGAGAAGCCCAACGATGACCTGGATGACGATGAGGACAAGGTCGACTCCCCAGACGAACCCGACGACGATGAGAAGCGCCTGCCGTTCCCACCCAAGAACGCAGGACTTGGCACGGTGTTTTCACGCCGAGCAGCCGAGCAAAAACTCGTCGCACATCTGACCGCCACATCACCTCCGAAGCCGATGCGACCACCACACCTCACCACTACACCCGCTGCACCTCTTGGTCGGCGGGTTTGTGATTTGTACGCCGAACTAGCGAACCAACCCCACTGAAAGGACAACTAACCATGACGACCCCTATGACTGTTTCTGATCTTCGTACCAAGCGCGCAGATGTTTGGGAGAAGGCGAAGGCTTTCCTAGATGAGCGCCGCGACACCACAACTGGCTGTCTGTCTGCTGAAGATGATCAGGCTTATGCGAAGATGGAAGCCGAGATCGATCGTCTCACCAATGAGATCGCCCGCTCTGAGCGCGCCCTGCGCCGCGACGCCGACCTCGCACGAGCAACGAACATGCCGCTCACGTCCATGCCGGGTATGAATCCTGATGATGAAGCCAAGCCGACTGCACCGCGCGCGACCGCCTCGTATAAGCGGGCGTTTTGGGACGCGATGCGGCTCAACGTTTCTCCGATGGAAGTCCGCAACGCACTGTCTGAAGGCGTCGATACTGAGGGCGGCTATCTGGTGCCTGATGAGTTCGAACGTACCCTGATCTCCTCACTGGAGGATCAGAACATCATGCGAGGCCTAGCCAAGGTCATTCAAACCACCAGCGGGGATCGGAAAATCCCGGTCGTCTCTACGCATGGCACTGCCGGGTGGCTCGATGAGGGCAAGCCGTATACGGAATCTGATGAAGCTTTCACGCAGGTCAATTTGAGTGCGTTTAAGCTCGGCACCTTCCTCAAAATTTCAGAGGAACTCTTGAACGATGCGGCGTTTAATGTCGAGCAGTATTTGGCGGCGGAGTTTGCTCGTCGTATTGGCGCTGCCGAGGAAGAAGCCTTCCTCACCGGGGACGGTAAGGGTAAGCCCACCGGTATTTTCGCAACTTCTGGTGGTGGTGAGAAGGCAGTGACTACGGGCAAGGCGACGGATATTACGGCTGATGAACTCATCGATCTGCACTACGGTTTGCGTGCTCCGTATCGGAAGAACGCGGTGTGGCTGATGAACGACTCGACCGTGAAAACCATCCGCAAGCTCAAGGATGGTAACGGCCAGTATCTGTGGCAGCCAGCCCTGACCGCAGGAACCCCAGACCTTGTCCTTGGCCACCCCGTCCACACGTCCACGTTTGTGCCTGAAATCAAGGCTGGTGCGTCGACGGTTGCTTTCGGTGACTTGTCGTACTACTGGATCGCCGACCGACAAGGCCGCTCGTTCAAGCGGCTCAACGAACTGTTCGCAACCACCGGACAGGTCGGATTCCTCGCATCTCAGCGACTGGACGGCAAGCTCGTCCTACCCGAAGCAGTCAAGCTGCTCACCCAAAAGGCAGGAGCATAACCAGCGGTTCTACACACGGATAGGGGGTGGCCGCACATGGGCACGAACGAACTCATCGATCAAGTGAAGGCGAATCTACTCATCACCTTCGATGACGACGACAGACTGATTGCTGCGCTGATCAATGCGGCCATCTCCTACGCCTGCGCTTTCCAGCACCTGCCCGAAAACCACTACGAGACACGCGACATGTCTGGGGCAACGCGGCAAGGAATTGTCATGCTCGCCTCGCATTTCTACGAGTCTCGTGATGGTTCCACGGCAGGATTCTGGGCCGATAAACCCGATGCGGCGCGGGCGGTATGGAACGCGGTCAACAACCTGCTGCGTCTGGATCGGGATTGGAAGGTGTAGACCAATGGCTTCTCTTGGATCCATGCGCACCACCATCGACCTCATCCAGCCAATGGTTGTGCGTGATAAGGCGGGGTTCACTACCACACGCGATGAAGTGCGAGCAACGGTGCGGGCGCAGATCGAGGTTCGGCATGCATCGGCTGCGTGGGTGAATCGAGCCGCATATACGAAAGCTGACGTCCTCTTCCGCATCCGCACCGTCCCCGGACTATCCGTAACTACGGATATGCAGATCAGCGGACCGGATGGCAGGTATGTGATCGACGCAGTCGAAGTGATCGGCCGTTACGTGGAGATTCTCGCCCACCAGACCACGCCCGAAGGGAGCAACTGATGGCTAGAGTGCAGATTCGCCTGCCGAACGCGTTCATTGATTCCCTCGACGCTGCCAGCCGTGTGCTCGAAACATCTGCTGATGAGGTTCTGCAAGCTGGGGCTGCGGTGGTTGAACCGCGTATGCGAGCCAACCTCACCGGTGCGATCGGACGGGCCACCAAGCAGCCCTCGCGTTCAACCGGGCAACTACTCGCAGCGCTTGGTACAAGCTCGGTGAAAGTAAACAGCCGAGGCGATCACAACATTAAAGTCGGCTTCGCTGAAAATCGCCGTGACGGCAGAGCGAATGCGTTGATCGCCAGCGTCCTCGAACACGGCCGATCCAACCAGTCCGCACGTCCGTTCCTGGCGCCTACACGTTCGCAAACACGGCGTGGTGCGATCGACGCCATGAAAACGGCGCTGATCGCGCGGATTGAGCAGGTGGGGCCATGACCGCATTATTGGAACAACTAACGAACATCGCTGACAAGCTCGGGCTGCCGTTCGAAGTCGGCCTGTATACGGCCACGCCAGCGCCGCAGACGTATCTCGTGGCAACCCCGCTGACAGACATGTTCGACGTGTTCGCAGACAATCAACCCAGTATCGAGGTTGAGGAAGTCCGCCTCGCACTCTTCACCAAAGGAAACTATCTCGACCTGCGTAACCGCATTACTCGCGCACTGCTCGACGCCGGATTAACGATTACTGGTCGTACCTATGTCGGCTTTGAAGCTGATACCGGATTTCACCATTACGCGCTCGATGTGGCGGCAGCGAACTCGTGGGGTTAGGCGGTTTCGTCGTCGAAGAAGTCGTCGTCGATCTCGTAGAGGGTGAACTCGCGGGCCTTATGGACGGCAACCCCGTAAGCGAGCATCAGGCTGGTGAGTTTGATGCCGTCGATGAGGATGATCCTGCCGTGGCGATATCCAGCTGCGGTGCGCTCGGCAGCGGGCTGGAAGCTGGATGTCGTGATGAACACGCCCAGGTTCGCACCGCGTGAATCCAGGGATCCGATGAAGTTGCGAATCTCTGGATCACCGACTTTGTTCGTGTCGGCGTAACGCTTGGCCTGAATGTAGATGTTCGTCAGCCCGAGAGCGTCCTGGCGGATCACACCGTCGATACCTCCGTCACCGGAGCGCCCGACATGCTGTTTCTCACCGTGGGTGCCGCCGTAGCCCATCGCCCACAACACGTCGATCACGGCCTTCTCAAAGAACTCGGGCGAGGCTTCCTGCAGGCGTTTGCGCAGCGCGGTCTCGGTCTGCGCGTTGAAGGTTCGCTCGGCAGCAGCCATCACCTCGACCGGGTTCGCCTCCTCCTTGGCAGTTGACTCCAAGGTATCCGGAACCTCGCGCTTGCGGGCGGCGATTTCTTCCTGGTAGGCCTGCCACACAGGCCACTCGAGCATGTCCTTCTCGGAATACTCCGCCAAAGACCGAGCATCGACGGTGCGCCCGTTGTCTGTAATGCGGTAGTGGCCGCGCTTCGGACGCTCCAACAGACCAGCTTGGGTAAGTCCAGAACACGCCCAGTTGATTCGGTTGACGTACCGGTGCTGACCGGAAGCGATCCTCTCCGCGCGTACATCTGCTGGCAGCTCCATGCGGGCGGCCACCAGTTCGCACACATCGCGCACTGCCCGTTCCTGGCCGTCAGCGAGAACCCGTAACACAACCGGCCGGAACTGATCGATCGTCGGCGTGTTATCGCTAGCCATGGACATCCTCGTCATTCGTATCTACACAAAACCACTTGCTCCTGATCCTACCGGTCAGGGTTTCACCCATAAGAAAGGAACACACTCATGGCCACGATTGGTTTGGACAAGCTCTACTACGCCACCATCACCGAAAACCCCGATACGGGTGAGGAGACCTACGCCAAACCCAAACCCCTCGCGAAAGCGATCTCCGCAGAACTGAGTGTTGAGGTTGCTGAAGCGATCCTGTATGCCGATGACGGGCCGAGTGAGATCGTCAAGGAATTCAAATCCGGAACCCTCACCCTCGGCATCGATGATCTGGGTGGTGAAGCAGCCGCAGCCCTCACTGGGGCGACCGTGGACGCGAACGGCGTCCTCATCTCCGCCTCAGAAGACGGCGGCAGCCCGGTGGCGATTGGTTTCCGCGCAGCACGCTCCACGGGGAAGTATCAGTATTTTTGGCTCTACCGGGTCAAGTTTGCCCTCCCAACAGAAACGCTGGCCACCAAAGCCGACTCGATCACGTTCTCCACCCCGAGCATTGAGGGCACGATTTTGCGCCGTAACAAACCCGATAGTAAGGGGCGTCATCCGTGGAAGGCCGAAGTGCTAGAGGGCGGCACCGGGGTCAAGCCTGAGACGATCACGAACTGGTATGCGCAAGTCTACGAACCCGCCACCAGCTAACGAGCAAGGAGTACCAAGCGATGACCAGCAAGAAGAAAACTGAATCTGTTGTGGAACCAGGACGCTCCGCCACTGTCACCATTGGCGGGGAGGACTACGAGCTCGTGCTCACCACGAAAGCCACCCGCCTGATCGCCGAGCGCTATGGCGGACTCGAACACCTGGGCAACGCCCTCGAAACGTCTGATGATTTGGGCAAGACACTCGGTGAGGTGATTTGGCTGATCACGCTGCTGGCCAACCAATCAGTCCAAATCCACAACCACCGCCACCCAGACGACAAGCGCCCAGAACTGAGCGAGGACGAGGTCGAACTCCTTACCGTGCCTGCTGATCTGGCGGACTATCGTGGCGCGATCGCCGAAGCTCTCCAGCGCGGCACACGCCGAGACATCCTTACCGAGCCAGCCCCAAAAGCATCAGCGGCGGACGGATAGTCGACAACGATCAGGCTGTGTTCACGCGGCTGACGTATATCGGAATGGCCCACCTTCACCTATCACGCGTGGAGGTGGGTCTGACCGTCTTCGGAGAACTCCTCGACCTCGTGGACTGCTGGCGACTCGAAACCGGGCGCGCCGAGCCGTTGCGTCAATGGTTCATCGACGACGTCATCCCGCCAGGGATTTAGGAAAGCTAATCTCGACAAATCCCAGGATGAATGTCGATCTTATGCAGGTGGATAAGCTCCCGAGCCCGCCCGTCGATTGTTTCCCACGGAATGATCTTTCGAATAATGCGGCATCTTGTGCGCGGGCTTTCCCCGCGATTCTTAGATGACAGACTCTCGCTCATTGCTCGACGAATGATCTGGGAGTCAATTTCGAGAGCAGCAGCAAGCCAAATAAGAGCTGCCGGGTTGCCGAGTTTATTGTAGGTCGTCTTTGCATCGAGCCAGGGTGTCTTGACTTCGTAGCCAGGAATTCCACCACGGCACATCCGAGAGAAGAACCACGAAATCATGTGTTCTCGCTGGGATTTCCAGCACCGGTCTTCTTGCCCGTCCTCTGACTCATACTCCACAGCTAGATCAGGATGCGCAGGAAGGAACACGAACAAAGTCGCCAATTCGAGATTTGTAGTTACTGAATTTTTATTTTCCATATCTCATTTTACCAACCTCGACCGCCCGTGAAACTAGCAGTTATTAGGAGAGAAAGCAGATGGCTGACTCCAGTTTTGGTTTGAAGATTGGGCTTGAGGGTGAGCGTGAGTTTAAGCGTGCGATTACGGATATTAACCGTGAGATGCGTGTGCTCGGCAGTGAGATGAAGCTTGTGGCGTCCTCGTTCGATAAGAACGACAAGTCCGCCGAAGCACTCACCGCCCGTAACCAAGTGCTGGGCAAAGAAATCGAGGCCCAGAAAGCCAAGATTGAGACCCTGCGCGCCGCACTCGAAAACTCCGCCACGAGCTTTGGTGAGAACGATTCGCGGACGAAGAATTGGCAGATCCAGCTCAACAACGCAGGCGCTGAGCTCAACCGTCTCGAGAGCGAACTCAAATCGAATAACGACGCCCTGTCCGATTTCGGGGACGAGGCAGACGGTGCGGGCGACGATGCCAAGGGCGCGGCGAAGGACGCAGGACGTCTTGAGGACGCGGTGGATGATCTCGGTGACGAGATGGACACCACTAGCTCCAAGACCCGCATTTTCGGCGACGTGTTGAAAGCCAATCTTGCCTCCGAAGCCATCATCGCCGGGGTCAAGGGTATCGGGCATGCGATCGCCTCGATTGGTCGCGGCATGGCCGGAGCCCTCAAAGAAGGCGTGGAATACAACGCGCGTATGGAGCAATACTCCACGTCGTTTACGACGATGCTTGGCGATCAAGCCAAAGCTCAGAAGCTTGTGAATGATTTGAAGGCCCAGGCGGCGAAGACTCCGTTTGGTATGGAGGACCTCGCGGGCAACATGCAAACCCTCCTGAGCTTCGGAATGAGCCTTGAGGATGCGAAAAAGCACCTGAACGAAATCGGCGACATCTCCCAAGGTGATGCGGTGAAGATGGAGTCGCTAACGCTCGCCTTCGCCCAGATGTCTTCGACTGGCAAGTTGACTGGTCAGGACTTGCTGCAGATGATCAACGCCGGCTTCAACCCGCTCGAAGAGATCTCCCGCAAGACCGGCAAAAGCATTGGTGAGCTCAAGGAGGATATGGCCAAGGGTGCTATTTCGGCTGACATGGTCGCTGACGCATTCGCCAGTGCTACTGCTGAAGGCGGGCGTTTCTACGGGGCCATGGATGCCCAATCCCAAACCTTTTCGGGCCAGTTGGCGACGATGCAGGATGGGGTTGAAAATCTCAAGGGGTTGTTGGCTGGTGGTCTGTCGGAGGCGTTGGCGGGTTCGGTGTTGCCGATGGTCAACGGGTGGATCGACGAACTCACGGCAGCGTTCGAAGAAGGCGGAACACCCGCCCTCATCGACACCCTCGGCACCGTCTTACAGGAAGCTCTCGCATTTATTGCCGAGCAGCTACCGATGGTGGTCGAGACCGGCATGTCCATCCTCACCGCCCTGTTAGAGGGCATCATCGAAGTCCTCCCACAAGTGGCCGAGACAGCGGTGACGCTGATTATCGCGCTGGTCGAGGCAATCATCGAAGCGTTGCCGTCTTTGTTGGAGGCGGCGATTCAGATCATCGCCACCCTCGTCTCTGGGATTGGCGAAGCGCTACCGGAACTGGTTCCTGCGGCGGTGGAGATGCTCATGGCTTTGGTGCAGGGGCTGGTCGATAGCCTGCCATTGCTTCTTGATGCGGCGTTGCAGCTCATCACCGGACTTACCGAAGGCCTCATAGCAGCCATCCCCGTCATCATCGAAGCCCTCCCACAAATCATCACCGGTATAGTGACCTTCCTCGTCGGGGCGATCCCGCAAATCATCGAAGCAGGAATCCAGCTGCTCACCGCATTGATTGGCGCGCTGCCTCAGATCATCACAGCGATTGTGGCGGCTTTGCCCCAGATTATTACCGCGATCGTGGGCGGCGTGGTCGGCGCAATTCCGCAACTCATCCAAGCAGGCATCCAACTCTTGACCGCGTTGGTGCGAAACCTTCCGCAGATCATCTCCACGATCGTCGCCGCAATCCCATCGATTATTTCTGGGATTCTGTCTGCTGTTGGTCAGGGCGTGTGGCAGATGGTGGAGGCGGGCCAGAACCTCGTCTACGGCCTGTGGAATGGCATCCAAGGCTTGGCGGGCTGGTTGTGGAATCGGGTCTCGAACTGGGCAAGCGGGATTTGGGACTCCATCACCGGCTTCTTCGGCATCCACTCACCATCTCGCAAGATGGCGTGGGCAGGACGGATGCTCGTCGAAGGCCTCGCAGGATCCATCCGCACCGACGGCAACAAAGCCGTCACCGCCGCTACTGGTTTAGCTAGGGACACGATAGACGCCTTCGCCGAGCTTGAAGACGGGCTTCATGTGCCGATCGAGACGGTGGCGGATCTGCAGGTACCGGCCGTTGATCTCACCCCACAACCCATAGCTATCAATCGCGATACTAGTGGCGGTGCTGATAGTGAGCGTGTGGATGTCGCGAGCATCGTCGATGCCACAGCAAAGCACATCCTGTCCTCGCTGGACATTAGCGTGACGCTCTCGGATGGGACGCTGGTTGGCAAACTCGCACCTGCTCTCGACAAACAACTCGCGCGCCTTGATCGGCGGCAGACCGTGATGGCAGGAGGCTACTGATCATGTTTGGCTTCACTCTGAACAACACAGTGACTTCCGTATCGCTTGGGCTGCGACTCGTCGCGCCGGTGGCGATTCCCGCTGCTGTCCGTGCGGTGGATGATATTGAGGTCGAAGGAAGAGCAGGTACCCTCACGCGCTTCACGGGCTGGGAGGATACCGAGATCGAGCTTGAGCTCGCCGTTCCTATCCGTGACGGGCTCCACCAGTATCGAAAAGCCGCTCACGAGCTGACGGGCGCTTCGACGATCGCGTTGACTGCCGAGCCTGGTGTTTACCGCAAGGTCAAACACTGCGAAGTGAGCGAACTACGGCGTGAGTTGTCGGGGTGGGGGTTCTTCACCGCGCGCCTGACCTGCCAGCCCTTCAGCTATTTGTCTGAGGGCTTGAAGCCGGTAACGATGTCGGAGTCGGGGACGATCACTAACCCCGGCCTACTCGATGCGGATCCGATCATCACGGTTACTGGTACCGGGGCGTTGTCTTTGACGATCAATGCGCGTGTCTATCACGTGAATTCGCCAGCAGGCTCTATCACGCTCGACAGCGCGCGTCTCGTCGCACACGTATCTGGTCGTGTGCAGACGGATGCGCTCAGTGAAGCATTCCCAACCTTCAAACCTGGGGTCAATCGGATCACGCTCGGTGCGGGTATCTCACAAGTGGCCATTGTGCCGAATTGGCGCAACCCCTAAACCGCTCTCACTCATCTCACTTTGATGGCCGCCCCTTTGTATGGGGTGGTCATTGTCTTGTCTGGAAGGCACCCTCATGATTACGGTTCACGACCGCACCGCCACGACATTTACCACCACCGGGCTAGGAGTCTTGGATCGGGAGATCATCAGCCCGATCGTGGTCGAAGAACTAGGTGGCGAATTCTCCCTGACCTTCACCTACCCGGCAGACGACCCTTCAGCCGCGTACCTCGTAGTGGAAAACATTGTGGCCGCACCCGTGCCAAGGCTGGAGCAACGTCAGGGTTTCCGCATCAATGAGGTTGTCACTACGCTCGACGGCTTTCTCGAAGTCACCGCGTTTCACGTGTTCTATGATCTGGCGGCGAACCTCATCGCCGACACCTACGTGGTCAACAAAACCGCGAAAGGTGCACTCACGCAGATCCTTGGGGCGGCAAACACTAAGCACGGGTTTACTGCCACCAGTTCGGATACGGTGACGCGATCATCGGCGCGAATGGTGCGCATGCCCATCGCCGTCGCGCTCATGGATGCGGGTGAGGATAATTCGTTCGCTTCGCGTTGGGGCGGCGAACTGGCCCGCGATAATTTCCATATCCATCACGCGTCCATGCGCGGAGCCAACCACGGGGTGGTCATCCGTGACCGCAAGAACCTCACTGGCTTCGAATCATCCATTGATTTTTCGACGGTGGTGACGCGGATTTTGCCGGTCGGCTACGACGGCCTCTTACTTCCTGAACTCTATGTGGATTCGCCTAAGCTCAGCGATTATGTGGTGCCTCGTATCCGCGTCATCCGCTACGGACAAGTCAAAGCCATCACGGATAAAGACAACCCGCGTGAAGGCGGGCTTCCGCTCGACCAAGCACACGCGCAGTTGCGCCATCTGGCAGCAGCAGAATTCAGCGCCAAGCATGTGGATGAGCCGTCCGCTTCGTACAAGATCCGCTTCACTGACCTTTCACAAACCCGTGAATACGCTGATCTCGCACGCCTGGAAACCGTCGAACTCGGTGACACCGTGACCGTCCGCCACGCTGATCTTGGTGTCGCGCTTACGGCACGGGTAGTGGCATACGAATACAACCCGCTCACAGGCCAGTACATCTCGGTCGAACTGGGTTCTACTGCTCGGAAGTTCACGTCCGTCACCCGGCAAGTCAAAACCGCCACCGATACGGCGGTGGCTGCATCGGATACGGCAGGGTTCGCGTTGGCTAGTGCGGATGGGAAGAACACCAACCACTACGGCACCACCCAGCCCGCCAATGCCAGGCTGGGTGACACATGGTTCAAGAGCAACGGCGAAACAACCGAAATCTGGATCTACCGGCTCACCGACACCGGGCAACCGGGCTGGGTGGCACTCGCTACTGACCTGAACCATGCCCAGATCAGCGCGGAACTCGACGCCGCCCGCGAGCAAGGAGCTCAAGCCCTCGCCGCCGCACACGACGCACAAACCGCCGCCGATGCTGTCGCCACTCAGATGGCTTCGGCGCAGGTGGAGATCGACCAGGCCAAGACCGCTGCCGCTGGTGCTACCCAGTTGGCGCAAGATGCCCACGACGTTGCGATGACTTCGGATGGGCGGCTCACGGTTGCCGTTGTTGACCCGAGCGTGGCAGACGCGGCTGGCCGACCGGAGGGCGCGCTATGGCAAGTGCGTGTAGACGGCGTGATTGCCCGCCAATACATCCTCACCAACCACCAATGGGAACAAACACCAGTTGGGGCTGCGATGATCGGGTCGAAAGCGATCAGCCAAGCACACATCGCAGACGCCGCCATCGGCACCGCACACATCGCAGACGCCGCGATCACCGACGCGAAAATCGGGTCGCTCTCGGCCTCGAAGATCACCTCCGGGTATTTAGCTGCTGGGCGGATTGCCGCCGGATCGATCACATCCGACAAGTTGACGATCGCCAACGGGTTTATTACGAATGCGATGATCAAGGACGCGGCGGTCACGTCGGCGAAGATAGCTGCGCTGGATGCTGGGAAGATCACCACCGGGACGTTGTCGGCGGCTCGGATTGGGGCGCGGTCGATTACGGCCGACAAGCTCGCGACCAACGCCATCCAAGTAGGCCTGGCAGGTTGGACGCAATCTATCCGCATCACGCCCACGCAGATCGCTTGGTATGACGGGACCACCCTGGAGGGCAAGATTACGAGCGCTGGTATGCAGTTTTGGTACGGCACTAGGTATATCGGTGAGTTCGCGCGACGGGCTCATAAGGACAAGCCGAATGTGCAAGGCATCGTGAACCAGCTTGCTTACAAAGGCGACTACGTGGCCTGGACCTACCAGAAGGCAGACGGCGGCACCTACTACACCTGTCTCACCCTTGACCCGAAAGGCCTGTTTTACGGGCAGGCAGGTATCCACCTCGGCTCCGATCTGCGAACAGGTGGCTACAAGTTCTACACGACCGGCTCACGATATGTGACCTTGCAGGACTGCACGCTGACGGGCAAGGGAACCTATTCGGGCTGGGTGGGACAAAGCGGGCTGTCGAAAATCGTCTTCCACACCTATGACCTGATGGTGGTCACTAACGGCTCGTATTACAACATGACCCGTCTCTTTGATCGCACTAAGGATTTGATGTCGCGAATGAACGCGATCCTCAGCCTGCTCAATCAAGGCTGGATCACATCCATCTCCGGAACCGGGTCGAACATCACGTGGCGGTACTTCTCCAACACTGGCTTATCGGCCATGTCCACCAACCTCGCATAGAAAAGGAAACACTGATGAAGATCATGCTCGCCAACCAGTATTTGCAACCCATCGCAGACCTACTCACCAATATGCCGCTCAAAGCCACTCAATCCAGGGCGCGCTCGAAACTCCTCACGCTAGTGAAGGAAGCGATTGCACGGTTCGGGGAAGACGAATACGACCTCGTCACTCACTACGCGACCCTCGGCGAGAACGGCCGCCCCGTCTTTGCGGACGATGGCACGTTCGTCCTCGCTGACCCTGACAAGGCCAGTGAATTCCTTGACGCACGTACCGAGTTGCTGGCCTCGGTTGCGGAAGTCTCCGGCCCAACCTACGACGGCCACGAAGCAGACATCCGCCAGCTTCTTGATGGCTATGAGGGTGAGCTTTCTGGCGAAGCGGCTGAAGCCTACGACGTCCTTTACGACGCCATCACCAAGGACAACCAATGAGCATTGAAAACGAGAAAACAGAGCTGACCCAACCCTCCGCTCATGAATCCTCTTCCGGTGATGAGGTTCAGCTTCCGATCGTCCCAGTTGAGTCAGATGCCACGCCCTCACCACCAGCAGAGACCATCGAAGCCCAAGAACTCCCAGCGCCCAAGGCGGCGTCCTTCGACTTGAGCCTGCCAATTCTCGAGGTCCTCACCGACCCGACCATGTAGCCCAGTACTACACCAATTTTTAGATGCCTTCACCCCAGATGGGTGTGGGCAATTTTTTATGCCCACGAAAGGAATCATTCCCATGTCTCTTCACGCCATCTGGCACGCCATCCAAACCGGGATCGCTGGTATTGGTGCCTGGCTCGCCGCTTATCTTGGAGGCCTCGACGGCCTCGTCTATGCGCTGATCGTCTTCGCTATCGCCGACTACATCACCGGGGTGCTGGCCGCCATCAACGAGCGCCGCCTCTCCAGCGCAGTTGGTTTCAGGGGTATCAGCCGAAAGATCCTCATCTTCACCCTCGTCGGCCTCGCCCATTTGATCGACGTCCACATCCTCGGAGCACCCGGAGTCCTACGCGCGGCGGTCATCTTCTTCTACCTATCCAACGAAGGCATCTCCCTCGTAGAGAACGCCACCCGATTGGGTCTGCCTGTCCCGGCGCAGATGCGCGGGGCGCTCGATGCGATCGCCAATCGCGCCGAAACCAGACCCTCACTCACCGAACCACCAACCACTGAAAAGGAGATTCACTGATGAAGAATTGGAACACGCTTGAGGCCGACATCGACCTCATCATGAACACACACTACACACCCGGCCGCAACGGCAGGCGGATCGATAAGGTCATCATCCACCACAACGCCGGAAACCTCACCATCAGGGGCTGCTACGACGTGTGGCAGTCCCGTCCTGCATCCGCCCACTACCAAGTCCAAACCGATGGCACAATCGGCCAGCTCGTATGGGACCGCGACACCGCTTGGCATGCAGGCAACTTTGCCGCCAACACCACCAGTATCGGCATCGAACACGCCGACGTGTCCTCGAACCCGTGGGCGGTATCCGAAGCCTGCCTGGATAACGGTGCACACCTCGTCGCGGCCGTTTGCAAGTTCTACGGCCTTGACCGCCCGGCGTGGGGCAAGAACGTGTTCGGGCACAAAGACTTCATCCCAACCGCCTGCCCAGCCTCATTGGCTGGCTCCCAGCACACCGCCTACATGGCTCGCGCCCAGTCTTGGTATGACCAAATGACCGGCAACACCCCAGCACCAGCACCAGCACCTGCTCCTGCAACGCCGAACATCGACACCCTCGCCGACGCGGTGATTCGCGGCGAGTACGGGAACGGGGAGGAGCGTAAGCTCCGCCTCGGAGCCAACTACGCGGCTGTCCAACAGCGAGTGAACGAGAAGCTTTCCGGCAACGCATCCGCCCCGAAGCCAGCAGGGCCCAACATCGACGCATTGGCTGATGCAGTGATTCGCGGTGATTACGGCAATGGGGAGGAGCGCAAGCTCCGCCTCGGAGCCAACTACGCCGCCGTGCAAGCTCGCGTAAATGAGAAGCTCGCGGGCCGTGCACCTGCCGCCAAGCCTGCGGGTCCCAACATTGATGCTCTTGCCGACACCGTGATCCGTGGCGAGTACGGCAACGGTGAAGATCGTAAGCGCCGCCTCGGAAATCTCTACAGCGCTGTCCAGGCGCGAGTCAACGCCAAGCTCGGCTACTAACAGCTAGAGGTCAACGAACTTAGCCCCGTCACCACTGTGACTTCCCAGATTCTCGGGGAGCCGGTGGTGGCGGGGCTTTTCATCACTCTTGAGGTTTTCTTACCCGTCCGGATTCGCAGGTGCCCGAGGGCGTATGGGCAGAAGGCCCACACGCGACCTCCGGCGAAGGGTTAACTCGGCACGCATTCGTGGCCTTCTACGGAGAGGAGGCCAGTGATGGCGTTAGATGAGAGAGAAAAACAAGCAGCCAGGCGCATGCGCTTGGGCGGGCTTGGGTATAAGGCGATCGCTGCACGTCTTGCGGTCAGCCGCGATCAGATCCGCGCCTATGTCACCCGCACAGGTATCGAACCAACAGCGAAAGCTGACCCTGATGGGCGGTGGTGCCGCTGGTGCGGAATCAAACTGTCGCAACGCGCGGATGGGAAGAAACCATCATTTTGCTGTAGCGAGCATCGGCGGGCGTTCTGGCATACCCACCCAGAAGCAGGCACCCGCAAAGCCTTCTATGAGTTCACGTGCGCAAACTGTGACATGCCTTTTCAAGCGTATGGGAATGCGGGGCGTAAGTACTGCTGCCATGCCTGCTACATCCGCCACCGGTTCGGCACCAAGGGTGGCAGTCGATGACCAAGGGCGTGTTTGATGCCGAGGTTGATCTAGCCAGGGTTGTGGGGTTCATTGATCGGCTCACTGACACTGGTGCACTGACGGACAGTGAAGCCCGCGTGGTGTTGACTCGTGTGGCGGGGGAGTTTCCTGCTGTTGTTGGTGGGCTGATTTTGCGGGTTCGACTGGATAAAACGCGGGTTTAGAGCGTAGATGGATACAACCAGCTGAACCCCTTATTTATTAGGGGAAACGAGCAGTGTAAGGAGATTGAGATACGTGGGTGAGATGAGGGTGATCCCGGCGAGACCAGCACGGCCGCAGCGGTTGAGGGTAGCGGCCTACGCGCGGGTGTCCACTGAGCACGAACGGCAATTGTCGTCGATCGCCGCCCAGGTATCGTACTACTCCCATCTGATTCAATCCACCCCTGGGTGGGACTATGTCGGGGTATTTATCGACGAAGGTATTACCGGCACCTCCACCAAGCATCGCGATGGATTCAAACACCTCATGGACACCGCTAAGGCAGGCGGCATTGACGTTATTTTGACGAAGTCGATCTCTCGCCTTGCCCGCAACACTGTCGACCTGCTCGCTACGGTCCGTGAGCTCAAAGATCTTGGTGTGGCGGTGCGTTTCGAGCGTGAACAGATCGACACCCTCAGCGCTGACGGGGAACTCCTACTGACCTTGTTGGCGTCGTTTGCTCAAGAAGAATCCCGTTCACTATCCCAGAACGTCAAATGGGCGATCCGCAACCGGTACAAGAATGGTGGCACAAATTCTTTCGTCGTCTACGGCTATAGCTGGGCAAACGGCGAGTTCACCATCATTGACGAAGAAGCCAAGATTGTGCGCTTACTGTTTGCTAATTATCTCGATGGGATCAGCCCGGAGAAAACCGCGACGATGCTCAATGCTGGAGGTAAACGCTCTCGGGGAGGGCGACGGTTCTACGGGTCCGTGTTTCGTCGCATGCTCGAAAATGAGCGGTACAAGGGCTGCCAAATGCTGCAGAAAATGTACCGCCCCACAATCCAAGCACCCACACGTGCCCTCAACGACGGGGAGCTGCCGCGATACTGGGTCGAGCAAGCCCTCCCACCAATCATTGATGAGGCGATGTTTGACGCGGTGCAAGCAGAAATCGCGCACAGGCGTGAGGTGGGCCCGGCGGCTACCCCGTCAAAGAACACGGGCGTATTCACTGGACGAATCTGTTGTGGTGCGTGTGGGAAGAGCTATCAACGCAAAACCCGCACCTACAAGTCTGGAACCTCATACAAGTTCTGGCGCTGCTGGAGTGCCTGCACCGGGAACGGCAACCCCTGCGGCGGACATAATCTACGCGAAAGCCTCCTCGAACACGCCTGCGCATACATGCTCGGCACCCAGGGTTTCGACCCCGTCCAGGTTGGCGAGCAGATCGTGATGATCGAGGCCTTCGAGCATCAGCTCACCTTCCACCTCGCGGATGGAACCATGACACCAGTGGGGTTAACCAGTGAGGGGAGGTTGGCATGAGTCGCACCGTCACAGCGATACCCGCAACAAAGAAATTTGGGAATGTCACAACCCCGTCTGGGGTACCAGCGCGCAGAAGGGTCGCCGCCTACGCTCGCGTCTCTACCGAGATGGAAGAACAAACCTCCTCGTATGAGGCCCAAATCGACTACTACACCACCTACATTCGCTCCCGTAATGATTGGCAGTTCGCGGGCATGTATTCCGATGAGGGCATCTCTGGCACTTCTATGAAACGCCGTGAAGGATTCCAAACCATGATCGATGACGCTCTGGCAGGCAAAATCGACCTGATCCTCACCAAGAGTGTGTCCCGGTTTGCTCGCAACACCGTCGACTCGCTCACTACCGTGCGCAAGCTCAAGGATGCAGGCGTCGAGGTCTATTTTCAGAAGGAAAATATTTACACCTTTGACGCCAAAGGCGAATTACTCATCACGATCATGTCGAGTCTGGCGCAAGAAGAATCCCGCTCAATTTCCGAGAACGTCACCTGGGGCCACCGTAAACGCTTCGCCGACGGGAAAATCATGGTTCCCTACGCTTCACTGTTGGGCTACAAGAAAGGCGAGGAGGGAAACCTCGCCATCGACGAAACCCAAGCCCCGATCGTGCGGCGCATTTACGCCCGCTTCCTAGAAGGCGCAACCCCTCAAACCATCGCCAAAGAACTCACCGCTGATCAGATTCCTACACCGCGTGGCAAACAAATCTGGTCGCCCTCGACTGTGCGATCGATCCTGACCAACGAGAAATACAAAGGCGACGCGCTGCTCCAAAAGAGCTTCACTACCGACTTCCTGACCAAAACCATGAAAGTCAACGAAGGCGAAGTACCCCAGTACTACGTCACCGGCAACCACGAACCCATCATCACCCCAGCCACCTGGGACGTGGTCCAAACAGAACTCGCCCGCCGCGCAGGCAAAGGCACCTCTAATACCCACCCCTTTGCCAACAAGATCACCTGCAGCGAGTGTAGTGGCTCGTTCGGGAGGAAAGTGTGGCACTCCACCAGCAAATACCGCCGCTATATCTGGCGCTGCAACAACAAATACAAGAAAATTCATCGTTGCGCGACACCCCACGTCACCGAGGAGCAGATCAAAAACGCCTTCGTCGCCGCCCTGGCTGAGCGCGTCACCAACACTGACGTTCTCGATGACACCATGTGCCTGCTCGACGAAACCGTCTACGACACCCGCGAGTTGGAAACTCAGCAGGCCACGCTAGGGGAGCGGATCGAAGAAACGATCACGCTGATGAACCAACTCATCACCACCGCAGCAGCCACAGCCCACGACCCCGACGACTACGACCGCCGCTACCACCAGCTCGAAACCCGACACCGCCAACTCGAGACCGAGCACCAGCACATCACCGACAAGATCGACGATCTGCGCCACCGCCGAGCACAAGCCATCAAAGTCCACTTCTACCTCGCCACCCTGCCACCACTCGCATACAGCGACCAAGCATGGAACACCCTCGTCGACCACGCCATTATCAACGCTAATGGAGCCATCAGCGTCATCTTCAAAGACGAATAA